TTATTATATGTAATCAATTGATAAAATTAATTTTTTAAAAGATTAATAATTTTAGTTGACTATTTATTATAATAAATTAGGATCATGAAAAAAAGAATTTCTATTGAAGAAATTGAGGATATAATTAAAGAAAAACTAAAACAAAATGGTGTTTTAGAGGTAATTAGTCAAGAAAAAATTTCTGAAATAAAAAATAAAATTAAAGATATTTTGGAAGCTGGTAAAAAACTTGATGAACAAGAATTAGATGTAAAACCTGTTCAAACTGTTAATCCTAATATTACTGTGAAAACTACAGAAGATCCTGAAAAAACAGATATTATAAAGAAAGAGACTGAGCTTGATATAAAAGAAAAAGAATTAATTAATAAAGAAATAGAATTAGAAGATAAAGAAAAAAAACTAGAAGATAAACAAGAGGAATTGAGCTATAAGCCAGAAATTCCTGAAGTTTTAAGAAATATAAAACCCGGTGAAATTATTGTTTTTGATACTAATGAATTGAGTTTGGGGTTTGAAAATTTATCTAACAGGAAATTCAGATTAAAATCAGATCCTGATGACAAGAAATCAATTAAAGATTTATGGTTGTTAAGTGCAATTACTAAAACAGACGTTTATAAAATAGAGTTAAAGAAAATTGGAGAACTGGATTTTAACCCATATGAAGGGACTACTGAATTTAAAAATATCACACAGTTTGATATAGAATCTACTAATGAAAGTAATGAATCTGATCATAATGTGCAATCAGCTGTGAAAAGTCAATTTCCTAATGAGGAACAAGAGATGTTAGATTCTGTAGAGCCGATTAAAAATGTTACTCAACCATTAATGAATGTAAATGATTTAGAGAAAGAAAAATTTGAGAATAATTTTAAAGATGTGATTACTAAAATAGTCAGTGATCAACTTAATAAAATTAGTTCAGAGACCACTAAAAAAAATATTTTCAGTTTATGATATCCGAATCATATAAAAATAGAATAAAAAAATTAAGTGGTATTAGACTTAATGAGGTAGAATTAAATGCCACTTCTGGAAGGAGTGGTAAAAATACATTTGGATATTTTGTCGAAGAATACTTATTAAATGTAGGGGAAATTTTCTTTAATGATCTCAAGAAAAAAATAAACGAAAACCAAAATAAAAATTTGGAAATAAAAAATTCCAATAATAAAATACAAAATAATTCAGTTTTAATAAATTTTCAAATAGAAGATACTACAGATAGAAATAATATTGAAGAACTTGATTTCTCTATAACTTTTTTGGTAAAAATAGAGTCTAATTCTAATACTGTTGCTTTATTAAAATATGAAAATGTAAATGACGAATTCAATCTGCAATCAAAACATTCAGAAAATGACTTGCAAGATTTTATAAATGAAATCACTTTGAGAGTGATTAATGTGGAAAAGACAAATTAATATTCTTTTTTTCTATATTTTAATTTAATTTAACAAAAACAATAAATATGATTTACTGGAAAATTACAAATTTATCAAATCAAAACGCTAAATTAATTGTTAGCACAGCACCAAACCATTCAAAAGGTTTAATTATAAAACCCGGAGAGTTTTGCCTATCTAATCCGAAACAAACCCCGGTGATGGATGCCCAAATAAGAAGAGGACTTATTAGTGTTGAAAAAGAATTTGATAATTCAAAATATGGATTTAAAATAGCAGAGGCTTATAATTTAGACATTCTAAATAATTTAATTCAGCAGGAAGAAGATAAAATGAAACAAGCTAAAATTGATGCTGAAAACTATATAAACAATCCTGAATAATTTTATGAAAGAAACTTTTAATTATATAGCAAATAATTATACTTATATAGATTCAACTGAAATATCCAATATAACAACCACAACATCATTAACAGGTGTAAGTAGTTCTAATTCTGGATACATTACGTTGAGTAATCCAATCACATACAATGGTACAGATTTCATTACTCTTCAGGGAAATACAACAGCAGGAATCAATACTAATATAGTTAATGTTGATAATTTAAATATCAAACAATCTTTTATAAAAAATATTTTAGATAGAGTTATTGAAATTAGAAGTTTAACCAAAAAAGCTTTTTATGAATTTTTTGACATTAAAAAAATAGTTTATTATAAAAACAGTACTAAAATTGTTTGTACAAAAAATGTGGATTTAGAATACATAGATGAACTTAAAGACACGTCAGAACTTTTGTTGGAATGTATTGACGTTCCTTTTGACGACTACAAAAAAAAAGCTATTAGAAAAACAGATAATAATATCAATTTAAACGGCAGTAATTCAATATGGGTTACTTCAGGTACTAATACTATTACTATAAATAATTCAAACACTTATATAAGTCCTAATAATTTTAATTGGATTTACAATACAAATAATATAACTTATACGGCTTAGTATTTTATTTGTTTTTTTTATTTAGTATTTTTTGAGAAATAATTAAAAAATATGTCAGATAATCAAATTAAAATTTTAATGGTGCCAAGTGATTTGGCGGGTGTTGGTCATTACAGAAATATTTGGCCCGGTCAAGAAATTAATAAAAAATTCGGTAATCAATTCAAAATTGAGATTGATCATACACCAGATTTTAATAATGTTGATTTTTTCGCTCAATTTGATATTGTTCATTTTCATAGACAGTTAGGTCCATTTGAAAATCAAGAAAAATTAATTAAGGAACTTAGAAGCAGAGGTGTTGTAGTTGTGATGGATTTAGATGATTACTGGATGCCATCAAAAGATCATCCTATGTACGGTGCAGCCCTCAAAGAGAAATTGGCAGAGAAAGTTACTGCTACATTTAAAATGGTAGATTATGTGACCACAACTACTGATATTTTTGCAAGTCATATTAAGAGATATAATCCAAATGTAAAAGTCGTTCCAAATGCTATTGATATGGCACATCCTATGTGGGCTCAAGAGAATACAAAAAAAACAGACAGAGTTAGAATATCTTGGATTGGTGGTTCCAGTCATGCAAAAGATTTAGAGTTGCTTAAGAACTCTATGAATATATTGCACAATGACTCGAATTTGAGAAACAAATATCAAATTGTAATGTGTGGTTATGATATTCGTGGCTATATAACAGAAGTCGACCAAGATGGTAATGTAATTAATAACAGAAAAATAACTCCTCAAGAAACAATATGGAACGTATTTGAAGGAGTTTTTACAGATAATTATAATCCTAATTTTATATCAGAAGATTATAAAAAATATTTATTGAAGTGTGAAAACGCTCAATTTAAAGGATTTGATGTTTATGAAGGACCATATGTTAGAAGGTGGACTCTTCCACTTACTCAGTATGGAAAACACTATAATTATTGTGATGTTTGTTTGGCTCCCTTAGCTGAAAATACATTTAATGAAGTTAAGTCTGAATTGAAAATCATAGAAGCTGGTTTGACTAAGAAAGTTCTTATAGCACAAGAATATGGTATTTATAAAGAATTGATAAAGAATGGTGAAAATGGAATTTTAATTCCTAAATCTAAAAACGTAAGAGGTTGGTATGAGGCAATTAGAAAGGTCGTAAACGATAAAGAATACAGAGAGAAATTAGCGAACAATCTTTATGAATTTGTGAAAGACAAATATACTTTGGAGATAGTAACCGCAAATAGGGTTCAGTGGTATAAAGAAATTGTTGAAAAAGCTCAAAAAAATAAACCAATTCTTCAAGAGTCTTACTCAAACTAATTAAATTTCTTAATATTTATAATTAAAAATATAATTATGAAGAATATTAGTTTAAATTTTGGTTCTATAAAAGATACTATTTTTAGGTATTCATCGAAAACCATTATAAACGAAGGAAAAACATCCAGTTTTGTCGATTTATTTGTTGAAGAATTAAAGAAAAAGCCAATTCTCAAACTTCAGTATTTGATCTATAAAAATATAGAAAATGCTAATTTTAAGAAAGAATACCTTGCTGAAAGATATTTGAATCAAAATATAAACTTGATAAAAGATTATAATTGGAATGATATTTTGAAGGAAAATAAAGATTTTAGAGTTGATATTCTTAAGAATTTCCATGTAGAATCTTCTCCGGAAAAAGCAGGTCTCTTTGAATCAATACATATTCTGATCAAATCTAAAACAATGAAAAATTTTAATGATTTAGATGATGAAAACAGGTCATATGAAACAGTAATAAATTATTTGACCAGAGATATAGAAGTAGAAAAAAGCTCATTACAAGAAAATAAAACTAACGAAGAAATAGAGTTTCCTAAATTATTATCTTGGAAGTATGTGACTGAACTTGCAGTGAACAATTTTAACGAAAGATATTCTCACTTAAATGAATCAGAACAAAATTTAGTTAAAATTCTTATGTCTGAAGAAAATTACAAGGTAAATTATTTAGAGGATTTAAAACAAGAAAATCTTACATTGATAAATACTTTTCTCACTAATGCAGTTGATTCTGAAACAGCAAACAATCTCAATAAATTTAAAAATAAAATAGAGAATTTAACGAACTCAAACTTAGATGAATCTATTATAAATCTCTATGAATTGAATTTGAACCTGAAAGATTAAAAAGTTTTTTTTAAAAATAAACCCCCTAATTGGGGGTTTTTTTATTGTAGGTTATACTTCTTTCTGTGTTCTACCATTAAATCAACTATTATTTTACGAGTTTGGGTTGTGAACTCACCCTTGGTCATAATCCAATCATAATAAGATTTATCTTTTTCAAGAACTAATGTTACTGATTGACCTTGATATTTGCCAAATCCAAATACAGGAATATTGTCAGTATTTAATTTAATTGTTCCAGCAAAATCTACACTATCAAAATCTTTTGTAAAATCAGATAAAGCTTGAACATCGTTAATAACTGGTTCACTAATGACACTATCATCCTTTTCAACACAATCAATTCCAGAATAATGATCTAACATTGATTCTAATACCTCTACGGTGGCTTTTACGTCATTTAAAGCATCGTGGGCACCTTCTAGGTTCTTTTTACAATAAAATTGATATGCAGCCTTTAAATCACGTCTTTCCATTCTGTGGTAAATTCTTTTTACATCTACACACCTTCTATCAGACATATCCAATTCAAAACCTGCCCTAGCAAATTCCTCCATTAACATAGGAATATCAAATCTATTGCCGTTAAAGGTGCAAAAATCAGAATCTCCTATTAGATCAAACAAGGATTTAGCAATTCTATCGAATGTGGGTTGGTCTTTGACCATATCGTCAGTAATGTGATGGACATCACTGGCTTGTTTTGGAATCGGAATTTCGGGATTCACTAATCTAGATTTGACTAATTTTTCCCTGCCATCAGCAAAAATTTTGATTATTGCCAACTGAACAATTCTGTCGTTTTTAACACTTAATCCCGTAGATTCAATGTCAAAACAAATAAGGTCTTTTTCTAAATTTAATTTCATATTTGCCATTTTTATCCAAGCAAATATAATAAAAAAAAATTAAATCTCAGTTATATCAAATTCATCAAGAAGACAACTTTCTCCATCCTCTCCGAAATTTCCAGTATTTTTGTCGGTAATCCAACCTCTGAAAAAAGCATAATATCCAGTTTTAATATTTCCGTCAGGATACGATTCTAAATAAGCCTCTGTACCTTGATCAAACCATTCGTTTGGTTTTGTAATAAATCTATAGTTTTGTCTGTAGATCTTATAAGGATAATTATCGTCTAGTTTGAAGTAATCTATAAATCTATCCTCAAAAATATTGAACCATTTATTGTTAATAATAATAAAATGTTCATAAGAACCCTTTCCATCATACCATAAATAAATGATATCATTATTTTTTAGTTCTTCAATTTTTATCTCTTGCCAAAAAGGTTTATTGAATTCAATCATTTTTTCTTAGCGTATTTTTTTGATTTTGATGAACTTTTACCCTCTCCGATTATTTCTTCACAATCTTTTTTAGTGATAGTTTCTATATCATAAATAGCCGGAATCTTATAATTTTTATTTTTAAATTTAATGTATGGTCCATATTGACCATTCAATACTTTTATATCACCAAATTCTTTTGTAGATCCCGATTTTTCATTACTTGAATTTTCCTTTATTAATTCTGAAGCTTCCTTTAGATTTATTTTTTCAGGATCATATTCTGTATTTGACAATCCAATAAACTTACCATCATATTTTACATACGGTCCAAATTTACCAATCGCTACTTGAACAGGTTTTGATTTATATTCTCCTAGGTTTCTAGGCCATTTTAAAAGTTCCAATGCTTCTTCAAGAGTTATACTACCAACTTCTTTGTCTTTTGGTATAGATGCATATTTTAAATCTTCATCTCCTTTTTCTCCAAGTTGTACCATAGGTCCAAATCTTCCAAATCGAGAATAAACATTTTTCTTTGTAGATTTATCAACACCAATTAATCTTTCATTTGATGTTCCGATTTCACCAAGAGCAGATTTAACCTTTTTATCAAAAGGAGAATAAAAATCTTTAAGCATTATTTTCCATTCTTTATTACCATCTGAAATTTCATCTAGTTGATTTTCTATTCCAGCAGTAAATTTATAATCCATAATATCTGGAAAATTATCTGTTAGATAATCACAAACTACAATTCCAATTTCAGTAGGAATCATTTTAGCTTTTTCTGCACCAAATTTTTCATCTAATTCATTAGTGGATAATTTATCATTTTTTAGACTGATATTTTTTACTTTTCTTGATTTAGCAGGCAGGTCTTTTTTCTCAACATATTCTCTTTTTTGAATAGTTGATAAAATTGATGCATATGTAGAAGGTCTTCCTATTCCAAGTTCTTCTAATTTTTTTACTAATGAAGCTTCATTGTATCTAGCTGCTGGTTTAGTATAAATTTCTAACCCATCAATTTGTTCATAATCAAGAATTTGACCTTTCTCCATCTTCGGTAAAGTTCCATTTTCATCTTGATCATCTTGATTTTCTTCTTCTTCAGCATCTTCATTACTATATACCTTTAAAAAACCGTCAAATGTTATTACTTCGCCTTTTGCAACAAATAAATCTTTTTTACCACCTTTGGAACTTTCAATTTCAATAGTGGTTTTATCCAATAAAGCATCTGACATCTGAGAAGCCACTGCTCTCCTCCAAATTAAACCATAAAGTTTCATTTCATCTTGTCCAGAAACTACTTCTTCATGTTCAAAATGAGTTGGCCTTATTGCTTCGTGGGCCTCTTGAGCACTGGCGTTTTTATTCTTAAATTTTTTAGGATTAGAAAATTTATTACCATACTTTTCAACTATAAATTGAGTTGCTGCCTGAACAGATTCCTCTGATAAATTTACACTGTCTGTACGATGATAAGATATATGACCTTGCTCATAAAGATTTTGAGCAGTTCTCATTGTTCTGTCTACACTAAATCCAAATTTTTTTGATGCTTCTTGTTGTAAACTTGAAGTTGTAAATGGTGCTGGAGAACTTCTTTTTCCGGGTTTAGTTTCAATCGAGCTTACACTGAATTCTGAACCAACTAATTTATTTAAGAATTTTTCAGTCTCTTCAAAATTTTTGAATCTTTTATTTAGTACAGCTTTTATTTTCTGTTTTTTACCACCTTTGTCAATTGAAAAAATTGCTACAACTTTATAATCAGAAGTAGAATCAAATGATTTATGTTCTTTTTCTCTTTCTACAAGAATTCTTAATGCAACACTTTGAACCCTTCCTGCAGATAAACCTAATTTTATTTTTTTCCAAAGCAATGGCGATAAATCAAACCCCACTAAACGGTCCAACACCCTCCTTGCTTGTTGAGCATTGACCATATTCATATTAAGTGTTGTAGGATTATTTATAGCTTCATTAATAGCTTTTTCGGTGATCTCTTTAAAAATAATTCTTTTGGTTTTTTTTACGTTTAAGCCAAGAACCTCTGCAACATGCCAAGAAATTGCTTCTCCTTCTAAATCGTAGTCACCTGCTAAAATAACTTCATCACATTTTTTTGCTAAATCTTTTAATTCTTTAACAACATCTTTTTTGTCAGTAGAAACCACATATGAAGGTTCAAAATCATTTTTTTTATCAATTCCTTCTTTACCTTTTTTTAATTCTCTAATGTGACCTATACTAGCTTTGACTATATAATCTTTTCCAAGATAAGATTGAATTTTCTTGATCTTACCCGGACTTTCACATATTACTAATTTTTTTCCCATAATAAATTATTTTATTTTTTTTGGCCTACCCCTCTTTTTTTTATTTTCAATTTCAACTGTAACAGTATCAATAATAATTTTTTTATTGTCTTTTAAATCAGATTCAAACCAAGTTTCCTTTAAATCTTTATTATGATCATCAAAATTCTTTTTTGTCCAAACTTGATTTTTTGTAATAGAATTTTTAGCCTGATCTTGTGTAATCCAAAATATTTTTTTTACATTTTGACCTTCATTAATTTCAACATTTAAATGTGGACCCTCTTTAAAGTTCATTCTTACAGAACTACCTTTATCTATTACTGTACCATCCATTAATTTAATATTTTCCAGTAACTTCATGTATGTTATTTTATTTTTTGCCATTTCTATATGTGTTGACGTAAAACTTTGCTATTCTTGTTACATTTTAATACTCTGATAGTCATATCTTTAATTTGACGAACTCTTTCTCTTGTTAAATCCAAATAGTCACCTATTTCTTCTAGAGTCATAGTTTGGTAACCCAAAATTCCATAATACATACAAACTATAACTCTTTGACGGGGTTGGAGACTTTTCAAAATTTTCTCTAAATCATCGCAAAAAGATTCATTAATTAATTTTTCATCCGGTGATGTTATTTCTTTGTTGATCAAACAATCACTTAAAACCATATCCTCACTGTCAGAAACAGGACTATCCAAAGAAGCAACCTTTCCAGTGTTACTTAGCATAGTATCTTTAATTTTAATTTCTGTTTCTTCAAGGACTTGAGCAATTTCCTGTTCAGTGGGTTCTCTTTCAAGTTTTATTTCTAATTGCTGTGCAGTTCTATTAATTTTATTTATTGCCAAATTTTGATTATTTGGTAGACGAATTAATTTGCCGTTATCAGAAATTGATTGCATGATTGATTGACGAATCCACCAAACTGCGTAAGAAATAAATTTAAATCCTCTAGAATTGTCAAATCTCTCGGCTGCTTTAATTAAACCCAAATTTCCATCAGAAATCAAATCTTCCAAGCTCATACCTTGGTTTTGAAATTGCTTAGCTACAGAAACAACAAAACGGAGATTAGCTTTCACAATTTCATTTAGTGCAGCTTTATCTCCGTTTGCTATTCTCTCTAATAAATTATATTCTTCTTCTTCTGTTAGTAGTTTGATTTTTGATACTTCTGAGAAATAATAATCTAATGATTGACTCTCTCTCTTTGTGATTGATTTAGTGATTTTTAGTTGTCTCATTTTGTTTGTGATTTTACTATAGATAAAAGTAATCTCACAAATATAAGAAATATGAACTATAAAGACAACACTTTTCTAATTTTTTATAATTTTTTATAATTTTTATTAAAAACGAAGTTCTGAACCCAAATTTCTTTTCATGAAACCTCTCAATTTTCTGATTGCTTTATCTTTAATTTGCCTGATCCTTTCCGAAGAAAATTCAAGTTTGTGTGCAATTTCAGTGTTTGTTAATTCCAGATTTTTATCATTTAATCCATAACTGAGTTTTATTACCTCCTTTTCCATTTCTGAAAGACAAGAAAAAGCTAATTCAATCTGTTTTTTTCTATAATTACCTGCAACGTAATCTTCAATATTCAAAACATCTTGATTGAGTACATCTAATAAAGTGGTTTCGCAATCAGGTGTTAATTTTGTATCTAAAGAAGAAGTCTTGTTTCCGACGTATAAAATATCGAATGTTTTATGATCAATATTTAATTCTTTACAAACTTCATCTATAGAGAAATAACCATTATTCTCTAATTTCTTTTTATTTATTAAATCTTTTAAATGATTTTGTTGTTGGATTTTATTTTGAGGTAATCTAACTAATTGTCCATGTTTAGCAATTGCTTCTAGTATTGATTGTCTTACCCAAGCTACAGCATAAGAAATAAATTTGAAACCTCTAGTTTCATCAAATCTTTGAGCTGCTTTTATTAAACCAACATTTCCTTCTGCTATCAGTTCCTCTAATGACAAACCACGATTCTGATATTTTTTTGCACATGAAATAACAAATCTTAAATTGGCTTTTACCAATTCATTTTCTGCGTTTTTATCTCCGGTTCTAATTTTTTGAGCTAATTCAACTTCCTTTTGTTGATCAATCATCGGAATTAAAGAAACATCATTGAAATATTTATCAATTATAAAAGTTCTATCCGTGATGGTTGCTGTAATCTTTAGGCTTCTCATGTTTATAATTTGTTTTTTGTGGTTAATTAAAACGAAATTATAAAAAAAAAGTTACAAATTACATTTTGCTTTTAATTTCATTTAAACGGTCACGAATTTTTGCACAGAATTCATATTGCTCCTTTTCTTCAGCATTTATTTTTAAAGCTTCTAAAAATTCTATGTTATTGATATTCTGTAGATTCTGTTCTGAAAAACCATCATAAAAGGTAAATCCAGAATTTTTAAAATAATCTTTTTCAAGATTTAAATTAAAACCATCTATAATAATAAAAGATGGAGAATTAATATTATTTAAAATATTATTTATAAAAATATCTTGCTGTTCGTTATTTAATTGAGAAAATTTCTCAAATTCCTCTTTTTCTTTTTTTAATTGTTCTTGGGTTTTTTTATAAAAGTCATTACATAATTCTTCTATTTCTTTTGGAAGATTTTTATAATCTAATTTTACTACAATTAAATTATTCTTACTTTTTAAATCCAAGTCTTTGACGTGATTAACATTTTTTTTATTTGTGCCAATCAAAAAACATCCTGTAACATCATTCAATAAACCAAGTTTAGAAAAACATTTAGGTTCATTTTCTTTTTTATCTTTAATGTATTTCTCTACTTTATCTTTCTCTTCAATTAGTTTTTCTATATTTATAACATCATTTTTTTTGCCGGATTTTTTATCCAAAATGTTGTTGAAATTAAATTTTTTTTTTAAAATATTATCATATTCTAAGACGAAAAAATAATTTAATTTAGAAGCATCTTTAGTTCTTTTTATAGAGTTATGTTTATCAATATTTTGATCTTCTTTGAATTTATCAAAAATCGTAATTACCTTTTTGTGTTGAGGTAATTGCATTACTCTATTATAGGTAATTTTCTTTACTAATTTCATAAAAAAAATAATTAACTATTCCAGTCAAGTTGATTAAAAAAATTCTTTATTGTTTCAAAGGCTTCCTCATTATCTATGTTTATGAATGCACTTTGTATTTGACCGGTTTTATGATTAACACCACTAAATGTTAAAGACAAATATCTCATAGAAACATTTTTTTCCCTGAATTGAACAAGATCAATCTCTAGTTGACCATCTTGTTCATTACCTATGCATAAATAGGTTGAAGGTTCATCATTGTTTTCTCTATTGTTATTTTCTTCTTGCGGAATAAGATTAGACTTGCTAATAAAATTGTTATCAGACATTTTTTCTATATTTTATAAAATAAAAATATGAAAATAAAATAACAAAGTAAATTAATATTCAGAATCAAATTCTTGACCTTGATGCATAATCCCAATACTTACTTTGTGAGCTAATTCTTTTAATCTAATTAGTTTTTTTCTTGCCCTTCTTCCAGCTTTTCTGTTTCTAGTAGGTCCAATAAATTTATATAAATCTTGTTCAGTTTGTTGAATTAAGAATTTTAATTTTTGAAAATTCTCATCAATATTATTATTATCGTTAAATTGTGGTATCATATAATTTATTCAGAATCACTATTCTCATCCTTGATCTTATTCAAATATGAGTCTATGCTTTTCATCATTTTTCTTGTTTGGATATCAAATTTTCTATTTTCAACAATTAATTTATTTTCAGTTAAAGGGGCACCAGCTTCAGCTTCTGCTCCGCCTGCTGCTGGTTCAGTTCCACCTGCTTCCGGTGCTGCTTCAGCTCCTCCTAATTCAGGGGTTGCTTCTGGTGTTGCTTCTGCACCACCTCCAAGACCACCTAATACGCTAGAACCTCCAAAACCTCCACTGGACTCTTCTCCCCCTGATGATTCAGATCCACCTTCAGGTGTTGAACCACCATCACCAGCATCAAAATCTGGTTTTCTAAATTTTTCATCCAAATCTTTGAATATACCAGTATCCATATATTCATCATTTGCTCTCTCAATCTCAGAAAACATTTTCTTTTCAACTTTCTTTTGTCTAAGAATTTGTTTGATCTCTGACTTTGAAAAACCTAGAATATATTCCATTGCCCAAGAATAAGAAACAGGAGCAGTGGCATCACTTGAGAATAATTCTTTGAAAACTTCCATTCTTGCTTTCCAAGTTTCGAGTTTTAATAACTCTAGCTGTGTTGATGGATTTGTCAAAGTCAAAGTAAAATTATCTAAGTCATCTTCAAATCCTAAAAAGTATAAATGTACATTAGCTATTCTTCTTAATTCAAGAACTATCTGTTCTTGAATTCTGTTTATAGTTCTAGCAAATCTCAAATCAACTTGAGAAAGAGTTGAACCTCCCGGCATAGATTCAGCATAGTTCAAATATGTTTTTGGAACTTTGATTGCAGCAAATAATTTGTTTTGTAAATATTCTATATCGGCTATGGCATCTAAATTAGAATTTTGTGTAAAAATGCCTACGGTTAAAGCAAAATTGTGAAAATTATGATATTGTTCAGGGCCATCAATTGTGATAGTTCCTGTATCTTGTTTATCGGATAAAAATTCCACTGAAACAATTTTATGGTTGTAGCAATAAGCACTATTTTTGAATTCTCTCCAATTTTTGTATCCAAAATGTTTTACTAATTTATCTAAATTATTATGTGTGATTCCTTTGCTTTTTAAAAATTGTTTATTATTTGAATTTAACTCATTAAAAATTTTATAAAATTCATTGTTTGAATCATTTATAATTGGTAAAATATCCTGAGTTTTATTAAAACCATTTTTTATCAAATCAGATAAAATAGAGATCATTCTTTCATCATATTTAATCCTTTGTGGACCAATAACACTTTCTACATAATCTTTATTTTCCCATAATTTTTTTGAGTTTTGACTGTATCGAATTTTATTTTCTAACTTGTTTTTAGTTATTTTTGCTTTATTAGAAGTTCTTTTAATTATTTCATCTTTTTTTGGATTACTTTTAAAAGTAGAAGCTGATTTTTTTCTTGATTTTAAACTGTTATCTATCGCTGTCTTTATTTTTTTATCAAGCTCTTCAGGGCTAAGGTTTTCAAAATATTTTACAAGTCCCTTTTTTCTTTCTTTTTTCCATGATTCAGTTATTTCATTTCCAAAAAATTTATACATTTCATCAATTTTATCTTGGTGATAATAAAAATGATCTTTCGGATTCATAAAACATAAATTTTCGGGTGAATTGTTATATCTATTGAAGTCTTTGTGATGAATTGTGTTTTTTTCACTATCAAAATATTCATTTAGATATGAAAATATTTCATGTTCATTTAAATTTTTAAAATAATTAGCTACTAATCTATGTGTATATATCCATTCATTTGAATTATGATCAAACACCATTTCATAAGTGTTTCTTTTTCTTTTTTTACCAGCTCCTTTAATTTTTTGAAATTTTTTATTGAATGACCACATAGATTCACCTATTTGCAAATCCTTTGCTTGTTTAATTCCATTAAATTTAGTTGGAAATTTGTGATCAGGTGTTGTGGTAATTGTTTCACCATTATCTAATGTTATTTTTACTACATCAGTATTTTTTCTAGTTAATCCAGCCCAAGTTATTTTTCCGGGAACTATTTCTCCTGTTTCTGGATTAATTGAATATGACCAAAGTTGTTTTCCATTTTCAAATTCAGAAATTATATCTTTTAGTTCTAGGCTTCTTCCATCTAATAATTCAATTTTTGTATCTAAAGCAAGACATGCTCCGGGTAAAGTTTCAATTTTAGAACTCTTATCCCCTCTTATTGGCAAGAAATAATCCTCTTCGTAAGTTATTGGATTGTATTTTAAATTTACTTGACCACTATTCGGATCAACAACAGGAGATTTTTTAACATTCTTTTTTACCTGCTCAATTAATTGATAAACATCATTTGGATCTGTGTTCCCAACTTCAATATAAAATATTCTCCTCTCAGGTGCTCTGGATAAACGATAAACCAACATAGCGTCTTCTGCTAACTGTAATTGTTTCCAAAGTTTTCTTGCAGGATCTAACAAACTTCTACCATAAGGCAATCTTGAAGCATCAAATAATAAACAAAAGTGAGCAACTTGCCATTCCTCAAAAAACATATTGTTAATATCCCATTTGTATCTTGTCGATTTTGGATTTCCATCATAACCAACTTCTTTATGAATTTCACCAACTGGTAAAATCATACAATCGTATATTCCTTGATCCTGATCAATTTCTAATTTCAAGAAACAATCTCCGTATTTACATAATTCTCTTGTCCAAAAACTTAAATTAAATTCAGCATTTAATGTATTATAAAATAATTCTTGTAAAATTTTCTTTATTCTTAAATTATCAGAATATATTGTTATTACATGACCCCTTTCACTTCTAGTGCAAACTTCATCTGAGATTATATCTAAAGCAGCAGCGATTTCAGGAGACAAATCCATGGACCTAAAATCGTTATATGCTGTAATTCTGTCTGAATCATAAAACAACGTTCTTGAATATAAATCTTGAGCAATTTTAACAGATTGTATGTCAAGATATTGTTGTTGTTTTTGCTGAATAAAATTAATATCAGAGGATTGTGTCGGAGGAGTACTGGATAATATATCCTTACTTTGTTCCAAAGACTTCATCGGGTCTTTTCGACCTCTTAAAGCCCTCATAACACCATAAAATACACTTTTTGGGTCTAATTCGTTTGCCATAATAATAAATATCTCTTAAATTAATTAAATTGATTAGCAAATCATATAATTATAGATTTTTATCCAGACATCAACCAGCTCAAATCATTATCATCGTCTGATTTTCTGTTTTGACTCGTCAAAATAATACCCTCTGTTGGTTTGGAATCAAAATCTATTTTATCTCCGATTTCAGTTTTTTGGTTCGAAATCGCACCAATCATAGCTTTGTATAAATCTCTACTGGCAAAATGTTTGAAATATTCAGTATCTCTTACAAAAAGTAATACTCCCAAAGCAAAAATTAAATCATCATTAAATCCATCAGCATGTTCTGGTTTATTGCCATTATATATAAAAGTATCAAATTCCTCCAGTAATCTCACTGAATTTATCTTAATCTTTCCTTCTCTCATATAAGAATTTAAACTGCTTATAATTAAAGGTCTTGTTACCTGAGTTGTTTGAATACCGGGAATATCATCATTCTCTTTGATTTTAACTTTTGCTACCGGATTTATAATGTCTTTTATTGATTTTGAATGATAAATTCTGTCTTCTGGATATTTAAGACTATTTTTTATATTCAAAGTTGTTGCTAAACCAAAACTATTACATTCGATTACCAAATAAGCATTATTATAATCACGTCCAACTTTATCAATTAAGCTTCCAAATACATCTGGTGGAATTTTACCTTGATACTCTGCTACTTGTTCACATGTATCAGCGTCAAAAACTTGTAATGTTGAAAAGTCTTTTGAATCGCCTCTTGCAACGTCTCCGCCCACAATGTAGTTTTTTCCATATTCTGGTTTTTTCCAAACCCAAAAATTTGTTTTTGTATTGATAAATCTTTCTTCAGACCTTGTATAATCATAATAAAATTCTGGTTTTTCGTTTATAATAGATCTTTTGTATTTTTCAATAATAGCACTTTCAATAACCAATTGTCTTGAACCCTCAAATGACAAATCTAACTCTTGTGCGATTTTTACCCTATCATACTGTAATCGTTCACATTCTTTTTCATACCATGGACTTGTCCAATATTTTTGACCATAATCATTAATTTTTTCCTCCATTTCTTTACAATAAACAGGATGTTGAGTCCAATGTATTTCAAATGGTATAAAATCATTTTCACTCTTTTTTGTTCCAACCCAAGTTCTATGATATAGGTTCCCCGTGCCTTGTGGAGTGCTTATCATGATACATTTACCTTGTGTTGCAGATAAAGCAAGACCAGCAGCCATCCAAATATCTTCTGCATTCTCTATAAACGCAGTCTCATCCAATATCAACATTGTTAATGATTCTCCACGACCTGCATTTTTGGAACTTGCAACTGCTTTTACCCATGATATTTTACCTTCTGGATTTTTCAATGAAAAGAATTTTTCATTGTCTTTTTCAGATTGTGTATCTGGATCAAATAAAAATTTAGGAAGAAATTGAAAATATTGTTTAACGGTACTTAAAAAACGAATTGCTCCAGCACCATCGTTTGCAACAATTAATATTCTTTGGTCCATTTTGAACAATAACATCCAAACTACAAAGCCTGCTGTGATTACAGAAAGTCCTGTATTGTGAACTAAAAGACCATCAATAAAGTAGTTTTCATTTTTAGTTACTGAAATGTCATAACAATTAATTTTTCCAACTCTCTCTATTTTTCTAACTTTTGATTGATCTTTTACATCATGTTTTCTTGAATTTGAAATTGAAACGTGTTCTGAATTTATTTTTTTATAAATTCCTATATCATTAATAAATTTTGATATGCTTTTGGAGTGAGTTATTCTTAATTTAAAAAAAGGATTTTTTTGAAGTTTCATATTTTTAACTTCATAAATATTACATTTAATATCAAATTTTTTTAATAAAAATTTTACTTGTTCTAAAAATTCCTTGCTTGGGGAAGCTATTCCTATTTCTAATCTTTTATTTGTTTTTTTCTTTAAAATACTTATCCAACCATCTCCTGCAAACATTCTATTTAATAAAATAGATAATGAATTCTTATTCCAATAAAAAACTTCTTGAGGTAATATTTTATTTTCTGTTTTCTTTCCAGCTATTTTTTTATTTTCACACCATTCCATGATTGGACTTTTGGTATTAACCCCATGCTTTTGATGAGGTAAATAATCGAATCCTTTTAGTTTTGGTATTTTTCTTAAACTTAATTCTGGAAAAATATAATTTATTGATTCTTCAAATTCTTTTAGATAATCAATATTGTTGTTTGTAAATTTTACTTGTTTGATTGTACTTCCATCCGTTATGAGATAAGCTAACAATTTTATTTCATTTATATCAGCTTCAATTTCCCCAAATTGAAATTTTTGATCTAAAATTTCATCGTCAATTTCTAAATCTTTTGCTGATACCCATTTGTTTTTATTTTTTATGAAAAAAGGGTGATTTTCACCAACAACAATATTTCTTGAATCTTTTAATTTTATTTTTACAGATTCTATTTCTCCGCATTCCCAATGATCATAAACCGTATCTAATTCATATTTATTTTTATTTAAATTGAATGAATATACTATATCTCCTTTGTTTATTTCACTTATTTTTTTTGGCCCATCTGGTGTACTTATAAAAGTATCTTCTGGTAAACATTGTCTTGATTTTAGAATAATATTATTCTGATATTTTATGTAATTTTTCAATACATTCTCTTGATACTCAAAACAAGATAATTTATCTACTTTGCTTTTTCTAATATCATAAACATATCCATAGTTATTTAGAAAATAAACTGGATCTTTTGCACATTTAATATATTCTTGTATCTCTTGAGGTGTCATCTAAAATAAATAGCTCTATTATTAAAAATAGAGCTATTATAGAAAAATTGAATGATTATAAACCTACATATACTATAGGTTGAGAATTTACAGTTGCACCAGAATTAACATTGTATAATTCTGAAACATACATAACATTTGTTGTTTGATTTCTCAAATAAAATTGATGATAACCATAAGTGTCAGAAGACCAACTTACCGAAAAAGTAGCAGCACTCTGATTTATTAGATTTATATCAGGTATTATTGTGTTTGAGATTTGGCCATTCACATAGAAATTCAAATCAAAAGTTGCAGCAGATACCGGATTATTATTGGTATCAAACGATTGAACTATTTCATAAACTGTTTGTCCTGTTGTTGCGTCTATCATTTTAGTATTTATTTATTTTTTTAAGCAGGTTCATAGCTAATTGTATAAGAAAATTCTAAAGTATTTCCCAAGGTATTATCTACTTGAAATCCCACATAAAGAAATGTTTCACATGCTAATAAATCTACCGGAGCATTTGCACTTACTGAAAAACATGCATGTCCACTTGTTGAATTAAAACCTACGGGTGTTGCTTCATTGTCTGCTATTGCTTTTGTTGATCTTGCATCTATAGCAAAGTCGGAACATAATAGGTAAGACAATTGAACTGTCAAATTTCTCGATACACCTACAGCTCCTCTTGAATAAGCCATTCCACAAACTTTAATTTTATAAGAGGTCCCAATATCTCTTGGTAAAGGAACACCACAATTGAAATCTGAATTATCAGTTAAAGTTGCTGGGGCATTAATTCCTGCTTGTAAATCCCAAGGAACAGCATTCCAGCCTCCATCTATTGAATTACCTACATAATATCTATTTGCATTAGGGTTGTTTATATAGCCAGAGTTTGCAGCTATTAATCCCTTATCTGTACCACTTGTACCAGAAGTTCCACTTGATCCAGAGCTACCAGAAGAACCAGATGTACCACGACTCCCTGAACTACCAGAGGAACCTGATGTACCTGCTGCACCGGAACTACCAGAAGAGCCTGATGTACCGCCACCACCTCCACTTGTTGAAGAATAAACATATCCATTAGCATCTATGGTAAGGAATTTTGTTCCACCGTTTGGTGTGTTCCTTATTCTAAGATAATCTACATATGTATGATTGTTATCATTTCCAGTTGATGATGAAGAAGGATTTGATAATGAAAGACCAGTGCTTCCTAAAATTACTGCGTTTGTTACATTTGAATTTATAATATTTGCAGAACCTCCAACTATTGATGAATTAGTTGAACCTGCACTAACAGTATTTCCTGAACCATTTAGAATTGCTGATCTAATTGCATTTGTAATATTTTCTTGACCATTAACGACCGCTGAATATTGTCCTAGAGTTGTGTTTGAAAGACCATTTCCAATAAAACTTCCTATTCCAGTAGCTTTATTACTTATACCATTTATGGTTGATGAATATGTATTTATTGCTGTGTTTCCAGAACCATTTCCTATAAAACTACCAATTCCACTTGCTGTATTATTTTTACCGTTTATTATAGTTGCATAAGTATTAAAGCCTGCTGTATTTCCAGACCCTTGAGCTATGAAAGTTTTTATTCCATTAGCTAAATTATATTCTCCATTTATAACTGTAGAATAAAAAGTTGTTGCTGAGTTTTTGAAACCATTTAAGATAGAGCCCCATTTTCTAACAACTTTATTTTGAACGCCATTAACAATTACATTATAGCCTTGATTTCCTTGATTTGCAAAAATACCAGCATAATTTTCAACTCCAGTACCTATAAATACATGTTTTGTAATAGCTGTATTTGCAACTCCGTTCACAATGGTTGTATAACCGGTTTTTGGCATATTGCCGTTACCGCCTCTCGATTCAATATAATTATCCTTACCATTTAGTATTGTACTGAATTTTGTTTTGTTTGTATTTCCAGTACCATTCAAAATGGTTGCAAATTCAGGTTGGTAAATTGAGAATGGAAAACTATAACCAGCACCTCTTGTTGGTATTATTCTATTCAAAAATCCTTGGCCTATTAATGCAAATATATTTGTGGTATTCTGCCCACTTATATAATTACTTATACCACCAATTATAGAACTTTGTGTAGTCAATCGATGTGTGGTATTTCCAGAACCATTTATAATTGTTGAATAACTAGAGAAAATTTCATTATCTTGTCCATTTCCAATTAAAGATGTTGCACCTGAAATTAAATTGCTTCTACCATTACCAATAAAAATTTGTAAAACCATTTAAAATTGCTGAAGTTGATCCCGATATTAAATTAGATGTACCATTTCCAATAAATGATAAATCTCCAAAAACAGTATTTCCTGAACCATTGAAAATGCCAGAATAAGTAGAATTAAATGCGTTATTTTTGATAACTCTGTTAATTTTACCATTTACAATTGCTGAATAATTTGAGTAAATATCATTTGTTAATCCATTTAGAATTGCTGAAGTTGATCCGGATATTAAATTAGATTTACCGTTTCCAATAATAGAAGTGCTTCCATAAACTGTATTTGCGGATCCACTAAAAATTGCAGAATAAGTAGAGTCTATTACACCTCTATCTTTACCTACTAAATTAACTCTGCCGTTTATAATTGTAGTGAATTGAGTTCTTGCTGTGTTTATATATCCATTTAATACTTGAGAGAACTTAGTGTCATACCGTGTACCAGATGGTGTAGGACTAGAAAATCCTACCCTGTTTAACCAACCAGCTAAAACTGTATTAAATCCTAAGCTATTTGTTAATCTAGCATGATAAATAGTATTTTGTTTACCACCACCAATTAAATTATATCCACCATTATTTAAAGTTATTAAATTATTAATTCCATTTAATATTGTACTGTGTCTATAATCAGCTATTTGATTGTTTCTGCCACCCAATATAGTATGACCCAAACTATACACATTTGGAGGTAATCCTGATCTTGTTCCAACGGTGTTTCCAGATCCACCAATAATTGAATTTTCAGATGAAAAACCAGCATTATTTGGTCTGATGAAATTATCATATCCATTTAAAATTGTTGATACTGATGGGCCTGCACTTATGAAATTTCCACGACCATTACCTATTAAATGATATTTTCTACCATAATGTACTGTGTTTCCAGAACCGTTTATTACAGTAGAGAAACGCGAATTAGCTGTATTAAATCTTCCGCTTCCAATTAAACTATAATATTTAGATGCTCTGTTGTGTTTTCCATTTATAATAGTATTAAAATCATAGGCTGATACTCCGTATGCTATATTGTGTTGACCATTTAAAATTAAACTATATGAAGTACTTGCTGTATTTCCAGAACCATTTACTATTGATGAAAAATTACCATTTATTATAAAGTTATTTCTACCATTATCGATAGTTGAATAATCAGTTTTAATTGTGTTGCCAGTTCCATTAAAAATACTTGACTTCGATTTGCTATTTCCAATATAATTATATTCGCCATTAATTATAGTAGTATAGAAACCATTTACGGCTGTATTAAATTTACCAGTTCCAAAGAAATTAAATCTACCAAAATTTGAAAAATTATTTTGTCCATTTCCTATAAACGAAAATCCAAAATTTACATTAGATGTAAATGCCGTATTATTTTGTCCGTTTGTTATAACATTGAAAGCTCCTTTTGTTGTATTTCCAGAACCATTAAGTATTGTACTAAATGAAGAATTATTATCATAAGAATTTACATAGTTGTAAGCCCCATTACCTATAAAAGAATAAGCAAAATTTGTTAAATCTTTTGTGGAATTGTTTTTTCCATTTACTATTGTTGAAAAACCTCCTTTGGCAGTATTTCCACTTCCATTTCCAATGAATTGATATCCTCTGGTCAGATAGGAACTTGCAAATGTTGAATTTTTATATCCTCCACCAATAATAAAAAATTTAGTTTTTCCTGAATTGTATTTACCGTTTACAATTGTGGCATATTGTGTAATCGCAGTATTTGAATTACCATTTAAAATTGATGTATAAGAATTATCTACGTAATTGTTATATCCATTTCCTATAAAAGAATGTTTTCCAGATGCTTTATTATCTCTTCCATTAACAATGGTTGGAAATAAAAATTGCGTAGCAGTATTTCCTGAGCCATTTATTATTGAAGAATATTTAGAATTAGCGTTGTTATATATTCCTTGATTAATTATAGAAAGTTCTCCATCTGCTACATTGTATTGTCCATTGATAATTGAAGCTCTGAATCCATCAGCAAGATTTGCTCTACCATTAATTATTATTGATGTAACTGTTTTTGCAGAATTCTCAATTCCGTTTCCTATGAAAGATCTTAAACCGCTTGCTGTGTTTCCAGATCCATTAATTATCGTTGACCAATTACTAGATCCTGTATTTTTTATACCTGAACCTATAAATGAATATTTCGAACCACTTTCAATTAAATTCTGATATCCACCTATGATAGTAGAATATTGTGATAATCCAGAGTTTGATTTTCCTGCTACAAGTGCAAAATTAGAAGAAGCTTGATTGTCTCCTTTTTGTAATTGTACAGCCATGGTTGCAGCAGCATATGTGCTAGTGCTTGTTCTTCCGCTTTCCCACAATGTGTGTCTAATACCAAAAGTATCATTAAGTGTAAGTCCTGTTACAATTTCTATTGCAGTTCCAGCTGAGATGTTAGGTGCTGTTTGACCAGTAACATTTATTGTAATATAATTATTGTTAAGTGATCTTATTACTTGAACATTGGTACCGGCAGAAATTGTTCTTAAATATACTACCCCTAAGTTTTGATTACTGTAAATATTTCCATCAGGAGATCCGGCATTACCTAGATTGTTAAAAGTCAGTCCGTATCCACCGGGTATTGTTATACCTGTTTTAAATACATATCCATTATTGTCAATGGTTAAAAATTGAAAAGGTGTAGGTGGACCTTGGTATATATTTGTAATTCTTAAATATGGTACTGCAGTTGTATCTGCTGTTAATGCAATAGAAATGTTTTTGCCTCCGGTGATAGTAGATCCTGATTTAAATATACTATTGTTTAAACCATTTATTATTGTAGAATAATAAGTATTTCCAGTTGGAATGTAATTATTCTTACCATTAATAATTGAATTATATCTTGTTTCTAGATTTTTATCATTTGAATAAATTCTGTTGTTTGATCCATTAAAAATTGAATTGAAATAACTATTTTTATTACAATTCAAAACTAAAGAACAATTAATACTTGATCCACTTATTAAATTATATACACCATTTTGTATTATTGAATAGAAACTTCCATATATTTTATTTTTATGACCGTTGCCAATTAAAGAATTTACACCTATATTTAAATTATTTGTTCCATTTAATATTGTTGTGAAACTACTAGTTGCAGTATTTTGAATACCATTTAAAATTGTTGAATTTACATTTGTTGTTAAAAGAAAATTTATACTAGGTGGATATACTAACTCATCTAAAGTTGGAGAAAAACTAAATATTTGATTATACAAACCATTTAATATGGATGAATATCTTAATGTTTTATCATGATAAACTTTATCACCAATTTGATTGTAAATACCACTTCCTATTAATGATTGCTTAGATTTTACAAAATTATATCTACCGTTTATAACGTTTGAATAACTTGAATAACCAGAATTAAATTTACCTGCTAAAATATTAGAGTGTTCTGGCAAACCAATACCACTGTATAGATATACTCTGCTTAATTTATTTTTATATCCATTAATTATATCAGCATAGTTAAATATACCTATATAATTCTGATTACCATTTTTTATTGAAGAATAATAAATTACATAACCTCTATTTTGTTTTCCGTTATCTATGGATGAATAATTAGAATACTTTACATAATTTTCTTTACCATTTAAAATTGAAAAGAAATTTGTAGTAAGGGCAGAATTACTAGAACCATTTTTAATTGAGCTTTTTGAAGAATTTTTTATATAATTATCTGTACCCTGAATAATGGTATTAAAATAACCATCATCAATTGTATTGCCGCTACCATTAATTATTGTACCATAATCACTAGACGCACTTAAAGAATTATAAGCTCCATTTAATATTGAACCAAATCTGGTGTTATTTTTTCCATATAAACCATTTCCTATAAAAGAATATGGTTTTGTTGAAATATTATTATAACCATTTGTTATAATTGAAAATCTTTCATTGGCTAAATTATTTGATCCATTAACAACAGTTGTGTATGCACTTAAGCCTGAATTAGAAAAACCATTACCTATTAAAGAAAAACCTCCATAAGATCTATTTCCAGAACCTCCAATTATAGAGGCAAAATTACTATAAGAATAATTTGAATTACCTCCAACTACTAAAGAAGAATTTCCGTTTGTATAGTTATTAACTCCACCGCCTATAAAACTGGTAAATCCGGAAGATAAATTAGAATAACCACCAACAACTGTTGAATAGTATCCATATACACTATTTCCAGTTCCGTTTAATATAGAGGAAAATCTAGAGTTATTCGATATAAAATTTAAAGAACCATTTCCTATAAAAGAATATTGTGAAGTATATCCTGAATTATATGTTCCATTACCTATAAAAGAATAAGTAGAAGATGATAGAAAGTTTTTTCTACCGCCTAAAATGTTGCCAAATTTGCTATAATTTGTATTTCCACTACCTGCCACTAAAGCCCAATCTGCATCAGTAATATGATTGCCTCGTTGGAGTTGTACAGGCATAAAATAACTAGAATAACCACCTGTATTTGTTCTACCAGTTTCCCAAAGAGTATGTCTTATGGTTACTATGTTTGATCCACTTATTATCTCAATAGCTGTACCAGCAGATAAATTTGTATAAAAAACTGTGGTATTGGCACTAGTTGTAAGATTGCCAAAACAATCAAGAGTTACAATATCATTACAATTTCCACTTAAAGATGATACTTGAATAGTAGATGCAGTTAATCCGCTTACTGAAATATTTGGTTGTAAATAATATGTTATTACATTTCCGGTTGAGATACCTAAATTTGTTCCTGCCGAAAAACTTCTAAAATAATATGTGACACCAGTTCTTCCCGCAAAAACAGGAAAACCATTACCTAGTGTTGAAATACTTACTGTTCCGGTCTTTCCTCCAGTACTTGCACTAAATTCATCCAAATAATATCTTAAAGAACGTAAATTTACAACATCCTTATCGTGTAATGGATCTGCTGCATTTACACCTCTTCTTCCAAAAAAATTTACACCTTCTGGTCCTAAAAGTTCAACCATTTTAATTAAATACTATATCTCAAGATAAATAGTATTTAAAATAAAACGAACTTAAAAATAATCAATAAAAATTATTTGAAAAATATAAGAACAATACCATAATTACCATCAAAATCTTTAAATTTATTTAATACAGGATAAGTTGTTCCGTTTTTGGCCATTCCTGTGTTTGTATCAACATCAACGAAATTCCCAGTTATTTGTTCTGAGGTTCTGACACGTAATTTTCCTAATAAACCAACAACATCCCACTCTTTTCTCTTGTCTCTTGGAATGTAATTTATTGAATGATTATAATTCGGATTGAAAATTTCTTGCTCTCTTTCTTTCACAAAAATTCCATTTTTCTTATCTAAACCATCTATAATAATTTTATTTGTATTTTCTGGGCAAGGAATATTTTCATAACAAATTTCATTTTCATCATAAAAAACAGTTTTTGTTTCGCCGTTTATTTCAAAATTATATTCATAATACTTTTCTATAAGTACATTACCCCATTCATCTTTCAAATGCATTTCATTCCAATAATCTTGATTAGAATCTCCTATGAATGCAGTAGTTGTAGAAATAATACCTATGGTATTTAAATTGTCAGATATTTTTATTTTTCCATTAGATAAACCAACAAAATACCCAACTCTTTTTTCATCATTTTGATTTCCATCTTCCCATTCAAAAAATTCTCCGTAGTCAGCACCTGATTGGTTAAAACTTCCCGGGCCTATTAAATTTATACTTGATGGAGATGTTCCAAATTCAATTCTTATCCTTCTTGTTGCACTAGTTCCCATTATCATGGAGTAACTATTAACAGGTCTTAGGGGAGTTGAAGAATTTGAACCTCTTCCAAACATGTGAATATCATTTTTAGGTGTCGAAGAATTATATAAATTCGTCAAAAAAATACCATGAAATGTTGATGCTCCTCCTCTATAAATCCTATTATCTCCACCAACCACTGAATTATAATTAGAGAAACTTGCTGTAGCAGTACCTCCGGGTAAAGTATTTACAACTACATTATTTATACCTATAACAAGATTATCTCTTACAGTACTACTTCCAGAAACTACGTTTCCATCTCCGACTATAAAGTTTCTTGATGGATTGCTTGCAGATTTTTTTATTTTATTATTAGCTCCAAAAACTAAATTACTTGTTCCGTATATTGTATTGCCATTTCCATTAGCAATGTTATAGTTTCCTCCGTATATTTTATTTGTTTTTCCGTTTATTACTGTACTATACTTACTTAATGTTGTTATTCCTATTTGATTAGCTGAACCATTTAAAATAGAACTGTAAGTAGAAGAAGCATTTCTTATTTGATTGTTTACTCCATTTCCTATTAAATTAAATGAGGCTCTTGTATAATTTGTTTTACCACCTATTAAACAACTATAATCTCCTGTAACAGCAGAATTATTTACACCTACAACTAAACCATAATTGCCAAAGGCAAAATTATAATTACTACCACCTATTCTACTAAAAATAGAATAATTTATAGTATCAGAAGACCAAACACCAGTAGTGGAGTTAACAAAACTATTAACTTTTATTCTTCCTTGATCTAGGGTATCTGTGGATAATATTAATTCGTATGGCATTTTTTTTTTAAATAAATAGTTTACTAAAGTTTTTTACAAAAATGTTTCATTAGATAAATTATCAAATGTAAATGTTTGATTTCCCCAAATTATATAAAAAATTAAATTTAAACCAAGGTCCGAATCAATAGTTATATAAGTGTCTATAGGTTCGTAAGCAGCATAAGCAGGTGAAGGTTGTGCTACCAATCTATAATAGCCACCATTTAAAAATCCAAAATCAAAATATCCATCTGAGCCAGAGGTTCTATTAAATATTTGTCCACTTGAAGTTCCTACATAATCTTCAGTAACAGTTTCAGCAACAAGAGATGACGATATTCTATCAATTCTTAAATCTAAATTTGTATTATTATATATGTTCGTCAAAGTCAAAGTCACATCTGGCATAGCTTGAGTTACAGTGCTAAATGAAAATGATGAATCAGTAATACCTGTATTTGGACTACCATCAACTACATAAAGTCCAAGATTCGACCAATTTGTTGCACTATAAACAGCATTAACCCAATCTTGAGTATATAGTGTTCCAGTATAATCGATTGTCACAGTATTTATACCATCAGTAGCAGCTGAAATTGTATTAGGTAGCATAGTCACACCCACATCTGTTGTTGTAAATGTAAATGTTGATGCATCTGGAGTGCTTCCCCCGATGGTCATACCAGAAATTTGATAAGAACCATTAAAAGTATTGCTAACATAATTTCTCCACGTATATCCAGAAAAATAATATTGTCCAGAAGATTCAATTCTTGTATAAATTTCGTCAGACCAACTTGTAATACTTTGTTTATTTCCAAAAATATTTATTATTTCTTTAGTATTTCCTATTCTATAATTAAAGTCATCATTAGCTCTTAGCGGAGTTGAAAAAACTCTCACAAATTCAGCATCTCCAACTTGTTTATTAATAGTATAAGTATAAATTTCAGTACCCGAAAAAGGTGTATCTAAAATATCATAATTTACTTGCAATTGATAATAATCACCATCATCAACATTTGAAAAATTGAAGGTCGGGCTTAAGTTGTTTTGAACACCTTGAACTGCTATTAATTGTCTTCCACCAGATACATTTAAATTTGGCTTTTTAGGAGGAACAAAATAAGTGAAAAATGCACCATTGATTGTAATTCCTGTAAATGGAGTATCTCCTGTTATTTCAAATGGACCTATATTTGAACTATAAATGGTTGTTGCACTAGGTTCCATATATAAAAATACAGGAGTATTGTTAAGAGAATCATAATAATATGCATCTCCTAAAGTTAAGTCGTTACTGCTCTCAAAAGTAAAAACAGTATCTAATAAAAACTGATCTTTATCATTGAATATAGGTTGAGTATATTGTCCTACATCTTTGTAAAGTGTCGGAAAGCTATATGTATAAGCACTATTAAAAATTGTTAATGCAGAAACACTTTCAACAACTGACACTAATTTATTTTCGAAGAAACTTTCTATGTCACCAACTTCTTCAGTTTGAGGATTATTATAATATATTGTATACGCTGTAAATGGTAATCTATATAAATCATGAGAAATAGTTGTATTTCCCGTATAATCAATTACAGATGTTGTTGATTCACCTGAAAAAAATAAAGTATATATTTTTCCGTTTGTTATATCGTAACTAATTGAATTATAATCTTCTCCATAATAATCTAAAGTAGCTCCCTCTATTTTATAAACAGGATATAAATATGTAAAACAACTACCCAAAGAAATCTGATTAAAATAACCTGATGCATTAGATGTTAAGACTTGAGAAGATGTGTCTTGATTACCTGTTGTTTGTGATAAATTTGTAAATATTCCTGATGGCATTTATTTATTTTTTTTATTCTGAAGGTGGAACTACTGGAGAAGGTCCTACTGATCCACCGGAACCTGTGTTACCTGTATATAATTGAGGTATCGGAGGAGGAGTTCCAAACGGAATTCCAGATAGTGGGAATATTATGGGTGTTCCAAAAAAACCAACTTTTTGTGTGTTTAGTGTGACAGCACTTAATATATTTGATGTCACTGATACAGCATTTACTGTCATTTGCAATGGTGTTGAAACAGTTCCTATTGCTTGAACAACATTCATATTTAAGTTAATGCTATTTTTTAAATTAGACGATACGAAAGCACCAACAATATTTGCTTTGAAAATATTGTTAACGCTAGAAGTTACTACTGCACCATTTATTTGATTGTAAAATTGTGCTGGTAGTTTTGTTTGAAATTCTGAACCATCATTTATTCCTTTTGGATATACAAATTTTTGTCTATTAAATACTGTATTTCTATAAATTGTTGAAACACCTTCAAAAATGGTTGTTGCAGGTATTATTTGTTCAAAATAAACAAATATCTTAGATTCAACAAATCTTATAAATTGCTCTAATTTTCTAAAAGTTACTTGACTAGAAATTTCATAAGATGGTGCTGTCACATTCCAATAATAATAAGTCAAATATATTTTTCGCAAATTTGGATAAAAGAAATTATGATGAGGATCAAAATAAGTTTTTCTATTTTTTACGTCTATACTATTATTATATACAAAATTCAACCATTCACTTATAGTATATCCAGAAATTTCTGGAGGTGCTACCAAATCTTCATTTGTTAATTTATAATCTGAAGGTAAATTTACACTTGTATTTCCGGTATAAAAGAAACCTAATTTGTACCAATCAAATACATCGCACTCTATAGCTGAAGCAGGATCTAATCCAATACTAACTTCTTTACTATTGACTAAATTTTCCGTTCCATAATAATTTGGATCTCCAGTATAAACTTTAACATTGTCAACTGTTTTTATAGGATCGAATTCAGGTTGCCATTGATTTATATAATCTTGTCCATTTCCTCTACCCGGTCCACCTTCTTGAAAAGCTAAAAAACTTTCATCGAAATTGATGTATCCGTTTTCATTAACTTTTCCAATTGGTACTGGTATAAAAGCTGTTGTTCCATCCCACCCACTTGTCGTTTGATCAGTAAGGCTTATGTTTGCATTTCTTTGAATTTTATAAACAAATTCATCAAAATTAACCATACAATCAGGTGCTCCAATAACTTTAAAAATAAACATTATTGCTTCTCTAGTACCTTTTCTTTTGTATAACCAATTTATATTGGTCAAGATTCTTCTCCAGAGATCTAAATTATAGTCTTCTAATGTTTTATTACTATCATCTTCTTGTCCTAAGTATTCAAAAAAATCAGTATCAGTGAAATTAATCGGTTGTTTCCATCCTAATAATTCTGTTAATCTACCAATGAATTTATTTGATACTGTTTCAGACTCAGTATAATTAATTGAGTGTGAAAAAGCTAAGTTATCTATATATCCTTTAATTTTATCGAATTCCTCAGCATAAGTTTGGATGAATTTATTATATATTTGACCATCAGAATCTAATTCTAAATAATTTTCCGGTATAATTGTTCTAACCATCCAATTTGTTTTTAATTGGTCGGTTAAAGTAGCATATTTTAGAATTTCATCTAAATAATTATCGAAATTTGTTCCATAACTGTCAGGTGCAAAACCATCAATAGTTCTTGGCCACTCTATCAATTTATCAAAAAATTTATCGTTTTCTGGATTTGGAACGCTAAATTTTCCAACTTCTAATAACTGGTATTGTAAATTATCAAGACTTCTTTTATATTGAAAATACCTTTTTTTTGATGGTCTAATATAAATTGCATCAGTTGTGTTCGCAGTAAAAATACCTGAAACCTTAAAATTAAGATGATAATAATTTGAGAATGCACTAAAATTATATGATAAAATTGGATAAGAAGGGGAAGTATTTAAAGTTGTTGAACTTAATTGTATCTCAAATTTATCATAATTATCATATAAAGTTAGGGTATTAGAACTCAATGCATTGTAACTATTTCCTGAAGTAAAAATTATATTTCCTTGATTAGTAAGTGCAGAACTGATAATTGTTATTTCTGTATAACTTAATTGTGTACTTGATAATGTTATAAAATTAGTTTCACCAACATTTCCATCATAAGCTAATAGGGCGTATGGAAAATTGTCTATGATTTTATTTATAGTATTTGCTAGTTTTGAATAATATGAACCAAAGTATGAATAAGAATTGGGATCTGAAAGATCCAAATTCAAATCATTTATAGTTAAACCAATTGCTTCTCCAGCATTAAAATTTGAAGAAGTTAATGAGGTTAAACTTTGTAACCTATCAAAACTTAGTGATCTAGGATCACCATCAACAATATTTGGATTAAGATCTCTACTTATTCTGAAATCTCCAAATGTAAAAATAGATTCAGTGTTCGTGTTCTGGTACAGCTTATCCTGTCCGGGAACACTTCGAACTGATAAAGTGTTCCTCACAAAAATATCTTCCGGTTCAAGCAATACCATATTTTACTAATTTAATGTCTTTGTTTTTAAATTAAATTTTAAAATAAATAGACTTTCAAATTTTTTACAATAAAACTTTTATAATATTTTATTTTTTTTTTCTAAATCTATTTACTTTAAGTATTAAAAAAATATCTTTAAAAACAAAAAATGCCATTTTTACCACCAGAATCAACGACATATATTAATGTTAAGCTAACTGATGCTGGCCGAAGATTACTTTCTTTGGGGCAATTACAGTTTTCTAAAGCTGTAGTTTCTGATAGAGAGATAGATTATAATATAGATAGGGATAGAGTTAACGGATTATCTACTTACGATATTTTAAATAATAGAGTGTTAGCCCCAGTTGGAGATTATCCGAATATAGATCCCGTCAATTTAGATGGTACAAATCCAATTGAATTAACAAACCAAACAATTCAATCTGTAAAACAGTTCGCGACTGCACAAACTGCAACTTATGGTATGTTTTCAGGATACTCTAATAACTGGTATTTCTTGGATGATAATCAACATATTTTGGCAAGAAGTATTGGTGTTGAAGGGGCTACAACAACTTTTGGTACAAATAATATTCAAATTACAGCACCTGTTGGTTACACAATTAAAGAAGGTGATAATATATACATATTATGGGTTCCGGATGCATATCCAACAGCTTCTGCTTTGAATCCAAATACCTCAGCTGATTTAATTTATTCTGGAACTCCTTTTAATGGTCTTTGGTATAAAGTTTATTCGGCTATTACAAACACAAATATTGATTTAGATAGAGCAATACCAAATATAGGTGGTGCTAAAACTAGATATCCACTATTCATTTATCCAGATAATGCCGTTGAATCATATTTTGGTTCAGGATATACTCAGCAAACAAAATTTTGGAACATGAATATTGTAAGACCATACGATGTTGCTGGTACGGATGTTACAATTGATGGAGTTTCCGGTTATTCATCATATGGTTCAATAGAATATGCTGGAACTAAGACTTATTTGGGTTTTGATGAAAGTTATCCTGCTTTAGGATTGATTCACTATACCAATAAATTTAGTGGATTAACTTATGGAGAACAGTTGATAGAGAAATCAGTAATAATGAATATGCCAACATTGATGTGGCATGGATTCCCTGCAAATAATGGACAAGGTACAGAATATGGATTAACATTATATGATTCATATGGGAATTCTTTTTATGATTCTGCAGCAAAAACAACATATAGAGAATTAAGAGACGGTATTCAATCAACAAATAAAGTTGTTGGTAGAGTATATCATAAATTACAATTATTTGTAATTACTGATCAGGATTTATTAATGGCTATGTCTTACAAAGGAAATAGATCTTATACTTTACCAGAACCTATTGTAAATCTTGTTACTAATCCAGCTCCACCATTAACTACAAATGATGTGAATGGTTTGTGTGAATCTGGAAAAACATACTTTGTTACATATTTGATGGAAGTTGATCCTGCAAGTGTAGCGGGTTATGGTTATGATTATCCGATTCATTGTGGAAGTATAAAGCAAATAGATGGAGCTGTTGATATTAATGGTAACCCTCAATATTTATCTGTTCAATTTCCGACTAATAGTTTTCCATACATGAGGAATTCAACAGAATTAGCAAATGGTACAGGTTGGAATGCTCAGAGAGTTAAAATTTTAGTAAACGAACAAGATAAATCATTTGATTATAAACCGGGTAATGTACCAGCAACTGACTGGGTTGTTTTATCTGGTCAGGGGATTTATGATTGCACAACTTTAGTTGTGCCAGATACTACAATTGACCCAGTAGCTTTAAATTCTCATCAATTTATTGTTTCTAGAGAAGATTATAATTCTGGTGCTACAAGTGGAAATTATGTAATGTGGTCTGGACATACTTCTAATGGAGATATTTGTAATTTTGGAGGCGAATCTTTCTTTTTTGGTACTATAGATGCCCAAGTATTGACAACAACTTATAAAACAATCATAACAGTTATAGCAGCTAATTATCAATATAATGATTCAAATAATGAAACTTTTGATTCACTAGTTGATGAAAATACATATATAACTGAAGTAGCAATTCTAGATAATCAAAACAATACAGTGGCTGTTGGTAAACCTACATACCCACTGAAAAAAGCTAATTCTAGATATTTAGCTTTTCAATTAATAATAGATTTTTAAAAAAGTAAAAAAATGGGATTAATACCAAGTGCAACAACTGTTTATGCAAGAGCCTATCTTACTGAATTAGGAAGACAATATCTATTTGACAGTTTGTCAAAACCCAGATATATTCAACTTCCTAATGGAGTTACTGTAGATAGATTAAAAATTACACGTTTCTCATTGGGTGATCCAGATGTAAATTATACTCTTCCACTTCCTTTATTATCTGGAGAAATACCAGATTTATCAGGCGAAAATGAAAATGCAGTAACTGGTGCAAAGGGAAGAACATTGGATAATTTGATTAGTCCTACTACATCAACAATTCCGGCAGAATCAATTGAAACAGTTGAGTATAAAACAACATATCAAAGTATTAATTTTAATTCAAATGTTGCTCCAACAACTTTTCCAGTTGTAACTACTCAACAATTACAAACATTTGTTGATGGTGCTTTGGTTAATGATGGAGTTTATGTAGTGTCTCCAACTAGTTATGGTCCAAATGTCATCAATAATAATGAATTAATTATTCCTTTAAAACAACCTACAGCAACAGCTCCCGGTTATAGATTAAGAATATTCTTCCCTTCAACTGGAAGTAATTATAATAAAATTACTTTTCAATTTGAAAAAGCAAATCAAATTCAGGGAACACCAACGACACAAGTATCTACAGGTTTAAATCCCTTGGTTAATCCTACTTTAAACGTAGCACAAACAAATATAGGTGCAACAGCTGCAGAATAATAATAAAATATAAATCAATAAATAATGGCAAGAGCATTAGTAAACAAAGATTTATCAGCAAGATTGACTGAAAATAATTTTTCAGAATTACAATCTCAAGTGACACTAGGACCAAGTTTAAGTACAGCGACCGTACAAGGAGAAGCTATTGCTGCCAATGTAAATGATGCAGTATCGGTAAATCAATGGGTTGCTATGACTCAAGCAGATCAAGGTTTATTGAATGCAATATATGACTTTGTTAATACCACGAAAGAAGGTGCAAGTGTCATACCTGATAATAGATTTGGCAGAACAAAAAAACTATTCTTTAATTTTTATGGTACTATGGGTAAGTCCATAAAACCCGGAGAAATAGGTCAATTTGAAGTTAATTTTAGTTATCCACCAAGATCTTTAACAGATACTGGTTCATCCGCAGCACTTTAAATTCAAAAAACAACTATAAGTAAATAAAAAATGGGAAGAGCAATAGTCAACAAAGATTTATCAGCAAGATTGACTGAAAATAATTTTTCAGAATTACAATCTGAAGTTACTTTGGGTCCAAGTTTAAGTACAGCGACCGTACAAGGAGAAGCTGTTGCTGCCAATGTAAATGATGCAGTATCGGTAAATCAATGGGTCGCAATGACTCAAGCAGATCAAGGTTTATTGAATGCAATATATGACTTTGTTAATACCACAAAAGAGGGTGCCAGTGTAATACCTGATAATAGATTTGGAAGAACGAAAAAATTATTCTTTAATTTCTACGGGACTATGGGAAAATCTATAAAGCCCGGAGAAATAGGTCAATTTGAAGTTAATTTTAGTTATCCACCAAGATCTTTAACAGATACTGGTTCATCCGCAGCACTTTAAAAAATAATAAAAAAAAGAAATGAGTACAATTGATCCACGTTTTACAAAATTAGTAAGTTCATCGCTTACAGTTCAAGCTGAAACATTAGATAATAAAATAGTTTCAAATGAAGAATTATTTTTCACTGAATGTGACAGAAATTCAGTTGCAGATAATAAGGGAAATTATTTTGTTTCTTTTAATCTCCCAACTTCTGATGATGATTTAAGTACAAGTTCAACTATAGCAAAATATTTTCCAGAGCTTTATCAGTTAAATAATGAAAAGATTGTTTTTTGTTCTATACCCCCAACTGAATATTCAGAATTTATAGACGGAAGATCTATAACTCTTTTTGTACCAACAAGTGGTACAGCACCCGGACCTTTTGATGGAGTAAAGATTTATTCTTCAACATATTCATCTGATAAACCATTGAAATATGGCGAAACAAATCAACTGTTAGGTGATAATATTTGTTTTTTATTTTGTGATGATATAAATATTCCTTATACTGGATTTACTGCAAATGAAATTGGAGTAAGAACTAATATGTCAGCTAATACAACTTGGGAACCAGATCCAACTGATTATACGAAGAGACCATCTGCTGTTTCATACAGAGAGGTTTTAGGTGGAGGAATTTCTTCTGTATTGAATCCTAATAATAGGCCAAACGGATTAAATACTGATACAAGATCAGGAAGTTATTCTATAACACCTCCTACTAATTTTCCAGACGGAGTTGCAGGTTATAATTACGATGTTCCAGTAGGTTTTTGTTATTTAGATATGGGTATTTGTGTTTTAACTCATACTGCCATAACACAAAATATTGTATGGACAGAGGGTACTGGTGGCCCCGGATCAGGTGACTTAAACTATACTTCTGGAAGAACAAATGTTTATTTTTCTGGATTAAATATTGATGATGATCCAGCAGCTTATTTGGAATACACCGATATTAACACATCTTTCAAAATTTCCGCAGTTTGTTTGGCAATGCCTACTGAGTTCTGGATCTCTAATAATTCTACTTGGGATAGAACTAGTGCTCTCAACAATATTAATTCTCAAACAGGTATAATTACATTAGATCCAGTTTATGTAACTGAAGTTGGATTATACAATAGAATGAATGAATTAATAGCTGTTGCTAAACTTTCGGAATACGTTGAAAAAAACTATATAAATTTAGTTACTTTCAATATTGATATAGATATGTAATTCTATTTGATATTGAAAGTCATTTAGAATTACATTATGATTGATCCTAAATTCACAAGTCCTGTTAGTGGTTTTCTCTATATAAATGAAGAGAACGAAATTCCAATTTCGTTGTCAGGAGATAGTGTTTCTTTAAGTTTGTGTGATAGAACTGGTATAACAAATAATTTAGGTAATTATTTTGTTTCTTTAAATTTACCAACTGATAAAGATAAATTTCCAACAAATTCATCTTTATCTTTTTTTTATCCCGAATTACAACAATTAAATGTTGATAAAATATTATTAATAAAAATACCAAATACTGCTTATACTGAATTTATAGATGCTAGATCTATAAAATTAAATGTACCCGGTACTGGTAGTTCAGCTAATTTCTATACTTTATTTTCTTCGACTTATTCTGATAGTACACCCGACAAATATGGCGAAAGAAGTCCTTTGCTAGGAGATAATATTACTTATTTATTTAGTGATAGTGTTAATTTGCCATATACAGGATTAAGTGTAAATCAGATTGGACAAATTATATCAAATTCCGCTGTAACATCTTGGAATCCCATAGATAGAAGATATCAAGATAGACCTTCAGCAACTTCATATGCAGAAACAAAATTAAGTAATGATTCAATAAATACTGATAGAAGATATAGAATAAATAAATCTGTTTTTGTTGATGGGTTATATAATGATTATAGGGGTCAAGCAATAGGATATTATGATTCATATTTTGACGCAGGTGATGTTGGTTTTGTAGTTTTACCAGATCGTAATTACTTTTCTGTAGGAGATTCAATAACAATTGATGAATTTGACCATACTTTAAACCCTACTTATTCTGGAAATGTTCAAGTTACTAGTATTATAAAAAATTATTATCAATCTGGATTAATATATGCCCCAGATGGTTATGATGGACCATTTGATGTAATAGTAACAAATAAAGCTTTTGCAGCAACTACTAGTAATGAAGCTGGAATTTTATATATTAGTGGAGGAACATATTATAATTATGATATTCCTGTTGGTTTTGTTGTTCTTGATAAAGGTTTAATTGCAATTACTCATACAGATATAGTAAATTCAATAGATTGGGTATCTGGTTTTCTACCTGATGGCAGTCCAAATTCAGGTGGCGAAACAACCAATATTTATTTTGATACTACTGATACTTCAATATATGGAGATGAAGAACCTATATGTTCACTAGATTTCACATCTTTAGATACAGTTTTTAAATTAAGAACAACTTGTAATAGTTTATTGGGTCAATTTTATATTTCAAATAACGCTACTTGGGATAATGCATTAGCAAGCAATCCTTATGCAGCTAATCAACAAGTTTCAATTACTGAGGTTGGTTTATATAATGAATTAAATGAATTAGTTGCGGTTGCAAAATTTTCAGAACCAATTTATAAAGGTGCTTTAGATTTATTCACTTTTGAAATAGATATAAATCTTTAATTTTTTTATTTAATTTTTATTTTAATTTTATGATTTTAGCATTAGATATTTCTACCTCTGTAATAGGTGTTGCACTTTTTGGTTTAGAAAATGATAATTACAAACTTCATGAATTATCATATAAAAAATTTAAACCTAAACATAATCTTTTTGAAAAATACGATGATTTTGTAGAATTTTTCAAGGATTACCAAGATATAAAATTTACTGATATAAGCATTGAAGAACCTTTGAAAAAATTTAAGGGTAAATTTTCAAATGCAGATACAATTCAAAAATTAACTCAGATGAATTCAATGATAAGTTTATTTTTGTATCAGAAAACCGGTATTCAACCTACTTATTATAACGTTTCTGCTGCTAGGGGAATTGTTTTTCCGGACTTAAAAATTCCTAAATCACATCCAAATAAAAAATATTTAATTTGGGAGGCAGTAGACAGAGCTGAGCCAAAAGTTATATGGAAATATAGCAAAACAACTCATAAGTTAATTGATGAAAATTTTGATATGGCGGATGCTTGGGTGGTTGGAATGGCACATGTTTGTTCTAAAATAAACTCAAAACAATTAGTATAATTTATAATTTTTTATTATTTTTGCTCAAATGGTCTCTGGCGAAAATAATATTGTCATTAATTCTATTCTGAAAAGGATCCTTGGTGATCCAAAAGATGAATACGATAATATCATACAATTCGAATATAATTGTCCAAGTTCATATTGTAGAAGTGATATAGATAAATTTAATTTAGGCTACAATTCAGAATTAAATATTTTTCATTGCTGGAAGTGTAAATATAAGGGTTTTGTTAAGAGAGTTATAGAAGATTTTGGAACAGAAGATGAGAATGAAAAAATAAAATTAATTTTTCCTAAATCCTCTAAAAATTATTTACAAAACAACAACAACATTACTAATAATAAAATTGTTGTAGACCAAAATTTAATCTGTGAACTTCCGGAGGGTTTTAAGCCACTTTCTCAAACTTATAGTAGTTTGAATTATAGAAAAGCAATAAAATATTTACAATCTAGAAAAGTTGATTTTGAAACAATAAAAAAATACAATATAGGTTATACCGAAGACGGTCCAAGAAAATTTAGAATTATAATTCCATCTTATAATGTCGATGGTAAAATAAATTATTATGAAGCAAGGAGTTATTTACCTAATATAAAACCCACATATTTAAAACCTGATTTTCCTGATAAACAAGATATAATTTTTAATGTTAAAAACATAAATTTTAATTTGCCAGTTTATCTTGTTGAAGGTGTATTTGATATGTTTCCAATATTGAATGCTATTCCTTTATTGGGTAAGACTATTTCTGATCTTTTGCTGACCAAGCTTTTAGAATTTAAATCTAAAATTGTCATTTGTTTAGATGAAGACGCAAAAAAAGATGCATATAATCTATATTTTAAATTAGAAAGTTTGGGTTTAGACGTTTATTATGTTGATATTAAAGGAGATATAGCAAAATATTATGAGCAAAATGGAAGAGAAGAATTGATTAAAATTCTAAGAAATCATAAAAAAATAGATTTTAATCATATTTTTGTTGATAAATTGAAAGGTAGAAAAAAAGGTTATTTAAAAAATATAAATCCTGATTTTGCAAAGAGGGAATTTGAGAGGTTAAAAAATAAAATAAATGAATAATAAAATTGCACACATAGCTGATCTACATATTAGATTCGGTTCAAGACATCAAGAATATAAAACTGTATTTAACAGACTTATAAAAGATTTAAAAAATGAACAACCAAGAAGAATAGTTGTTGCTGGAGATATTTTTCACCTGAAAATAAATATGTCTCCAACGTCTATTGATATTGCCGGTAATTTATTGAGGGCCTTATCCAAAATAGCACCAGTTGATTTGATTATTGGAAATCACGATTTTAATCAACAAGATTTAACTCAGGGCGATGCAATTTCTCCATTAATTGATTTATTAGAGAATGGTTTTATTGTCACAAAAGAAAATCCAGAATTGATAATTCCCAAGGATGGCAATGGTGTATACTTTTTCAAGGATTCTGGTTTATATGAAATTGAAGAAGATATTATTTATGGTGTTTATTCTTTATTAGATAACGAGATATTAACTTTAACTGAAAAAGAAAAAAACAAAAAATATATAGCTCTTTACCACGGTCCTGTTTATGGATGCGTAAATGACAATGGATATCAACTGAAGGGTGATGAATTAATGAAAATTACAGCCTTTAACAATTTTGACATTGTTATACTCGGTGATATACACGAACACCAATCATTTGAAAGAAAAAATGGAGATACTGCAGCTTATTCCGGCAGTTTAATTCAACAAAATTTCGGTGAGTCAATTGAAAAAGGATATTTGATTTGGGACTTAAATTCAAATGAATTTGAGAGAAAACATATCCCAAATGATTATGGGTATTGTAAGTTAAATATCACTAAAGGTGAAATTGTTGAAGAAAGATTACAGGATTTAAAGTTTTCTTTAGATAAGAAAAAAACTAGAGTTTATATCGAGATTGAGGATGATGCTGAAAACGAAAATGTTGAAAAGAAGTCACAAGTAAGAAAATGGATTAAAGACATTCATGGCTGCGAAAATGTAACCGTTGAATTTAAACCCATTATCAAGGATAAGGTTTTAGAATCAGATGAGGATGATTTTTCTTATGAAAATTCCGAAAGCTTTGAGAAGCTTTTGATTGATTATTTAAATCAAAATTCTTACGAAAATATTCAGGATGTTATTGAATTGAGCAAGGAAATTGATTCTAAAATAAATTTAGAATCGAATGATAAGAAGGGTATTGAATGGGATTTGAATAAAATGGAAACCTTTAATATTTTTTCTCATCCAGCACAAACAAATGAATTTGATTTTGACAAATTAAATGGAATCACCGGTATATTTGGAAAAAACTACTCAGGAAAATCCAATTTAATAAAAGCTTTAGTGTGGGGATTATATGAAAAGATTTTGGGAGGAGGAGATAATCACAAGGTTGTTAATCTTTACACAGGTGTTAACAAGTCTTGGGTGAGAATTTACATTACAATAGCAGGTATTAAATATAGAATTGAAAGAGGTATAACTGTTTCATCCAAAAGAGATGGAACAACCAAAGCTGCATATTCTGTCAAATATGAATATTTATCTCACGATGAAGATGGTGAAGAAATTTGGATCAATGAAGATTCTGATCGTGCTGCTAAAGAGAAAAAAGAGTTTAAAAAACTAATAATTGATAGTATAGGAACTTTCGATGATTTTACAAAAATATCACTTCAGACACAAGGTGGAAAAGATGATTATTTAAGTTTACAACAACAACCAAAGAATGATTTGATAAGAAAGTTTTTTGGTTTGGAGGTTTTTGACATCAAATATGAATTCGCTAATAAAATTTTTAATCAAATAAAGTCTGTACAAAAACAACTTGGAGACCCATCTGAAATCGAAAAACAGATTGAAGAATTGAAGGATAAAAATTCTAATGATAAAATACATCTTGACTCTCTACAAAAGGATAAAGATGAAAATGATGAACAGATAGAAATTCACAATTCTGAAATTTTAGAACTCACAAAAAAAATATTGCAATTAGAAGAAACTACTGAAAAAAATATAACTGAAGTAGAACAAAAAATAGAGAAAAATAATTCAGAAATTAATAAATTTTCTGAAAATATAAATTCATTATCTGATTGGACATCTAAAAACTTTCTTAAGGAAACACCTCAAGAAATTGCTGGATTAAAATCAAATGACCTAGAAAATAAAATAGAGTCTATAAAAACACGATTCCAAAAAAATAAAAATTTATATCTTGAATTTGAGAAATGGATTAAGGAAAATCCTAAACTTACTGTTGAGGAATCAAAACCATATGAAGATGAATTAGATTCTAAACGAAAAGATAAATTAAATTTAGATAATGATCTAAAGGTTTCTAGAGGAGAAAAGTGCCCAACTTGTAAACAAACCACTAAACAAGCTAATCCAGAAGTTGAGCAAGAATGTATTGTGAAGATTTCTTCAATCACATCAGAAATAAACGGATTACAAGAAAAAATAAATTCGATAAAAAGTGCTTCTACTCATAATATAAATTTTGATGGTCAAAAAAATAAGTTAGACTCTCTTAAAATATCATTACAATCTGATAAAAATGAAATGGATTCATTGAAAGTCAATTTAGAAAAATTGAAACAAGCCGAAACTGACATCTTGCATAATGAGGAGGTAAAAAATAAAAACAGAGATTTGGAGGATCAAAAAAATAAATTGAAGAGTTTTGAAGATAAAAATAAAGACCTCAAAGAACAAATTTCTAAAATAAAATCAAACGAAACCAAGATATCATCTAATAGTAAAATTGATAACAAAATTGAAGCTTTAAAACAAAGTATAAAAGAATACAAGATTGTTATTCATCAACTTGATAATAAAATAAAAGATTTTTCCGGTACAATAAAAGTTAATCAAAACAATATCGAAAACTTGATTGATAAATTAAATCAGATAAAAGAATCAGTTAGAATATATGCTAAATATTCTGTTTATTTACAGGCTGTTTCAAGAGATGGAATACCAGCTCAGATAATTAAAAAGAAACTTCCAATTGTTAATTATAGAATCAACTCAATTCTATCAAATATTGTTAACTTCAGAATTGATATGTTCATTAAAAACAATGGAGATGTTCAAGAAATATTTTATTTCAGTCCAGACAAAATAGATTCGCTTCCTTTATCTATGGGTTCTGGATCTCAGAAATTTGTTGGTAGTATAGCAATTACCGATGCATTACACTCTGTAAGCTGTTTGATGAAACCAAGTCTAAGGATTATAGATGAAGGTTTTGGTACGCTTGATGAAGATAAGACAGCAGACATTGGAAAGGTCTTTTCTTATTTAAGTAACAGATATAAAAATATTCTTATAATAACTCATAGAACAGAAATAAAAGATTTTGTAAATAACATTATACAAGTTACCAAATCTAATTCCGGGTTGATTAAAGAACAGGTTGAGGCCAATCCTGATGCAGGAATTTCACAGTTTTCTATAACTTCATAATAATGGAAAAAACTAAAAACAAATATACAGAGGAACAATTATCATTTATCAATGCTAATATAAAATCAAATATTATTTTAAGAGCAACCGCAGGTTCGGGAAAAACCTTTTCAGCAGTCGAAAGAGTAAGGTATTTAATTTCACAAGGTGTAGATCCTTCAAAAATTTTATTTTTCTCTTACACTAAATCTGCTGTAGAAGAATTCAGATCAAGGCTTCAGAATGATGAAATTAAAATAACTACAATCCATGCTTTTTGCCAAGGAATGTTGTCAAAAATGAAAAAGTTTAAAAAGGTAGTAGAGATATATGAATTTATTTCTTGGTATAAAGAAAAAAATAGACCTAAGCCGAGTGCATCTAATGAGCTTAAAATTAAATTCTATGAATTATTAAACGATATGTATGAGAATGCACAATACATAAGTGCTGAAATAACTTCATTCAAATTACAATCTGCAGAGGGCATTAAGTGTAAAAAACCAAATTTTATAGATGAATATAATAAATTCAAAAAGGAAACTAAAACCAGAGATTTTTCAGATATGTTGATTGAGATAAGGGATCTGTTAAAGGAAAATAAATGGCTCGTGATGTTTAGGAATAAATATGATTATATTCTCATAGATGAATTTCAAGATACCTCTGCAATTCAAATGGATATATTACTAAAATTGAATGCAAAATACTATACACTCATAGGAGATATAGGTCAATCTATTTTTGGTTATAGTGGTGCTAATGCTTTCAGGGTAATGGATATGTTGAAAAAAAGAAGACAGGTTGATGAAATGACACTTAGTATAAATTTCAGAAGTTCAATTTCAATTGTAGAAAATTCAAATAATTATTCGACATTAAAAGCTATACCATCTAAAACAGAACAAGGTGTTGTTAATAAAAAAATTATGAAATTTGAAAATTTCATGAAAATGATAGATAATTACAGTGAGATTGTAATTTTGTGTAGAACTAATAATGTAATCAAAGAAATAGAAAGGGAGTTTTTAGTTAAGAAATATCCCATGAATTATAAAAATTATTTTTCTGAATCTGAGATAGAGGGGATAAAAAAAGGTAATATAAGTGTAACTACACAAAATAAAATAACTTATGTTTTGCCGGTTTTTGGAAATGTAGAAAATATTATTAATTTTATAGAATCTAATAGAGAAAGTAGGAAATTTTTATTGACTATACACAAATCTAAAGGGTTGGAATTTGATAATTGTGTAGTCGTCAATTGTTTTGCTCCAGATCTATTGGAATTTAACAACGTAAAAAACCTAACAGACGAACAAAAGAAAAAATATTCTTTTGATCCTGATGATGAAGAAGATTTTGAATCAAAAAATGTTTTTTACGTTGCCATAACCAGACCAAAAAATTCTTTACACTTCATGGCATATAAAATCTAATAAAATGGAACACAAAGTCGAATTTAAAAATCTTATAGATAATTTTTTAGAGAAACATTCTCCATTCAAGATAAATGATTTGGTGTTTGTAAAATCTTTTGGACCTAGTAAAAGACCATATCAAGTTACTAAAGTTTCCGTTAGCGAAGATGGAGAAATTTACTATCAATTAACTTCTCCAAGAAGCCATTCTTCATTACCTAATAGATTCAAAATCAGTGATTTAGAAAGATTTTGATTATAGGAAAATCCTATTAAATATATTAGTTGTAACTTTGGAAACGAGTATTTCGTTTAAATACAAAAAACTCCAAAAAACACCATCATGTCTAAGAAATTGGATAAAAATGTTGATTCTGTTCCTGACACCATCTTTCAAGTTAAAGAAATGGGCAAGAGAATCAAATTTATATTAAAACAGGAAAATCTTTATCAGAACCGTGAAGATGTAAATGGTTATTTATGTGGAAAAATATCTGAGGACAATCCTGTTTTCAGTATTAAATTGAATGACCCATCTAAAATAAAATTTATTATAGATTTACTTACTAAAAAATACAATTACATAACTGAGGTTGGTGGTGAAAATGATGAATTAATAATTAAAAACAAATCTATTTTAGATCCCTCTGACATTGAAATAGATGGTGAGATACAAAAAGAGATAAAAGAAAGTTTCGATCATTTTGATGAAGAGCAAGATGATGATCCAAAATTAAATTTGTTGAGGTCTCGATATAAGAGAATAATTGGAGCTATACGCAGTAATTTTCCTATGAGTTACGGCTTCAATCAAAACAGTCCTAATGGATACAAGGCCAGTAGGATTAAAAATGCTGATCAGAAATCATTTATGATGCAATTTCCCACATCAGAATTTACTGATTCGGTTAGTCATTTTCTATACAAGAATGGTCACAAGGCAATTAAAACAGATTCCAACACTTTAGAAATATTTGTTGTTGATGTGCCGGAGGAAAGTCCAATATTGAAAAATTTAGTAGATCAAGATTTCTCTCCTGAACAACTTGTTAAAATTTGGGATTTGTTAAACACAAATGGATTGGTATTGGTCGATGTAAATAATCAATTTTCTACCTTGGATCTTTTTAATGGTAAGGGTCTTCCACAAATCAATAAAGAAGAATTTATAAAAATAATTAAAAACCAATAAGACACATGAAAGAATTACCATTATCAAATGGGCAGGTAGCTTTAGTAGATGAGAATGACTATTACAAGTTGTTAAAATACAAATGGGTGGCAACATCATTTTATACTGGAAGGTATTATGCCAGAAATCAAAAGTATGGACTTTTGCATAAGTTTATTATGAAAGATGATCCTAACGAAGTTTTCAACATAACATTTAAAAATGGCAATACCTTAGATTGTCGTAGAGAAAACATGGTTAAAACAAACGTTAAAATAGTGTCTCCTGAAATGCAGATTATCAAAAAAGACGCACAGCTTGGACTTTTTAATCCTGAAAAAACATCTGATGATAAGGTAAAAAACATCATTTCAGATAATTCTAGTGGTGTCAAAGAAAAAATTGTTTTTGAAGCTAAGTACATCAGTCCTGAGGGTCGTGTTTTTAATTTTGGAACATATGAAACCAAAGAAGAGGCTCAAGAGAACTATGACAGGATGATAAAAATGATCCCTAGGTAATAAAACATTATTTTTAAAATAATAAAGGTGAACTTTGATAGTTCACCTTTTTTTATTTCATTTTATTTATAATCTTTTTAAGGTCATCGCCTCTTGTTTCAAACATCAATTTACATGCTGGTAACAAATCTTCCGGTAATTCATCTAAGGAAAACCACCCATAATCAGTATTTTCTTCATTAAGGATGGGTACAAACTTGTTATCAAAAAACCCTATGTAAGTGTAAAATTTAAGGTATTTATTTTCGTTTATAAAGAATGGGAGTTTGCTGAGTTGATAAGAGGTGTCTGGTTGAACTTCTTCCTTAAATTCTCTTATCGCTGCCACTCTAGTATTTTCATCTTCTGGATCTTTTTTACCTCCTACAACTGCCCATTTATTGGGGTTGGGTACTAAATTGCTTCTTTTAATAAGTAAAATTTCACCTGTATTCTTATCTACGGCTAATATTCCGGCAGCTATTAACTTTTTGTTGTTCATAACAATAAATATATCGTATTTATGTAAATTTTATAATTTTTAAATATGTTTGTCAAAAATATTTATTAATGGAAAAAACTAAAGAGATTTTAATCAAATTATATTTGAATTTTTCAGAAAATGAATTTTCGAATTTTGGTGATGATTTATTTAATCAATCAGATTTAAGATCCGCTATTTGTGAAGTTCTGGATAATCAGGAAATTTTTATTATTGATTTAGCTGTTTACATAAATCAAATAAAGAAGAAAATTGATTATGAAGAGGATGATAAAGCGTATATGAAAAAATTACGTTCACTATGGGATAGTTTTTCTGTAAATGATTTATATGATTTAAAAGATAAGTGTGATAATAATTCCATAAAAAATATCATACAAAAAATGATAATTCTTAAAAATGCTTTCAAAAAATTTAATCAAGAAGTTGTAGATATAGATTATGAAGATTACTTTTATGAACAAAATAAATTAATCAATTTAATTCTATGAACGAAAAAACTTATCCGAAAATTTATAGAGATAAGCTAAATAGAATTAATTACATACTACAAAACGAGTTTCAAAAAATTATCTATACATTTTATGGAGAAACAAAAAACATAAAAATTAAATATGTTTATTTCAGGAAAAATGTATATTTTGATGCTTTCTCAAAATCTGGACACTTGATATTTTCTACATTCGAAGATAATTACAGTTCCACAGTTGAAAAAAAATATGATGGAACAATAAGTTTTATCATTCATCCAGAAAAAATTAAAATCATAAACCAAATAAAATAATATGTTAATCAAAATTAAAAAATTAGACCCCAACGCAATTATTCCAAGTTATGCTAAAATGGGTGATGCAGGAATGGATTTGACTGCATTATCTTTAACTGTAGATCCCAATGGATTCTATACTGAGTATGGAACTGGATTAGCGATTGAAATTCCTGATGGTTATGCTGGATTTATTTTTCCTCGAAGCTCTGCAAGTAAAACTTCTCAAATTCAAGCTAATTGTGTTGGTGTAATAGATTCGGGTTATCGTGGTGAGATTAAAGTAAGATTGAAAGAACTTGGTAATCCTCGGAAATTATATCAAATAGGTGATAGAATTGCTCAAATAATTATTATGCCTGTTCCAAATGTAATTTTTGAAGAGGTTGATGAATTGAATACTACTGATAGAGGAGAAGGTGGTTTTGGTAGCACAGGCAACTAAACTACAAATTTCAAAATATTAATTTAAATTTAAAAATAAAAAATATGGCTATAGAAGATTTGGATGACTCTAAATTATTATTTCCTTCTGATGGGAATAACAATAAAAAAAATAGATCAAACACTCCGCTGTTAGATAATTTTGGAAAAGATATTACAAAATTAGCTGCTTCTGGAAAAATTGAACCTGCAGTAGGAAGAGAAAATGAAGTAGATAGAATTATTCAAATTTTAAGTAGAAAGAAAAAGAATAATCCTGTATTAGTTGGTCAACCCGGTGTAGGTAAAACTGCGATTGTAGAATCTCTTGCAAATAAAATAGTTGATAAAAAGGTTAGTGTTGTTCTTCATGATAAAAGAATAGTAAGCTTAGATATTTCACTCATAGTTGCCGGAACAAAATACAGAGGTCAGTTTGAGGAAAGGATGAAAGCAATTATGGATGAAATTGAAAATAATCCTAACATTATTTTATTTATTGATGAATTACACACCATAATTGGTGCTGGTAATTCTGCTGGATCTTTAGATGTTTCTAATATTATAAAACCTGCTCTTGCAAGAGGTACAATGCAAATTATAGGTGCTACAACAATTGAAGAATATAAAAAATCGATTGAAAAAGATGGGGCTATGGAAAGAAGGTTTCAAAAAGTAATGATTGAGGAACCCTCTATTGAAGAAACTAAAACTATTCTTAATAACATTAAAGGAATTTATGAGGATTTTCATAATGTTACTTTTGATGCCGAAGCAATAACATCTGCAGTAGATTATTCTGTTAGATATATTACCAATAGATTTTTACCAGATAAAGCGATCGATATTATTGATGAAGCAGGTGCTAGATTACATTTGGATAATCTCCACTTACCAGTAGAATTAGAAGTTCTTGAAAATAAATTGAATGATCTTAAGAACGAAAAAAACGAAGTAATAAAATCTCAAAAATATGAGCAAGCTGCTAAGATCAGAGACAAGGAGAGAGATTTAATAAAAGAAATAGAGATTTTTAAATACAACTGGCAAAATCAACAAAAAACCAAAAGGGTTCCTGTCACAGAACATGATATTGCGAGAGTCGTTTCAAAAATGATTGGAATTCCGGTAACTCAAATCACAGAAAGTGAAGGTGTTCGTCTAATGAAAATGGGTGAAGAGTTGAAAAAAAGGGTTATTGGACAGGATGAAGCAATTGAAAAAATATCCGAATCTATTCAGCGATCAAGATCTGGATTGAGTAATCCAAAAAAACCTATTGCAAGTTTTTTGTTTCTTGGTTCAACTGGTATTGGTAAGTGTTTAGGAAAAAATACAGAAATAACAATAATGGCTGATGATATTTTAATAAATAAAATATTAGAAAACAGAAAAAACAAAAATTAACACTATTTAGGTTTAACAGGGATAGGAAAATTAGTATCCCTGTATTCCTAAATGATAATTAAAAGTAGAAAAAAAGTATTGTTCAATATCGAATCAATAGAAGAGTTTGAAAAATATTTAAGTAAAGAGATTAAGAATTTCAAAAATTTAAATAATTTAGAAAAAGGACAAAGAGAAAATCTTATAGTTGCTCTTTCAGAAAAAAATGAAATAGGTATAAAAAAATTCAGAAATATATTTGTAAAAAATTATATTAATTGTAAAACACTTTTTAATAAAAAATATTGGTTAGAAAGGGGTTATTCTCACGAAGAGGCAGTTAGTGAAATTTTTAAAATTCAAAAAATTAACAACATAAAAGCGGTTGAAGTAATGCAAGATTTAAAAAAATATGATCTTAATAATTACAAAAAAAAAAGAAATATCTATGTTGAGTATTGGATAGAAAAAGGATTCACTATTGAAGAAGCAAAAATAAAATTAAAAGAAAGACAATCAACTTTTTCACTTGAAAAACTTAAATTAAAATATGGCGAGAAAGAAGGTTTAATCAAATTCAATCAACGTAATGATAAGTGGCAAAATAGTCTTTATAGTAAAATGACTTTTGAACAAAAAAATGAATTTGAAAAAAGCAAGTGTATAACCAAAGATAAAATGGTTTCTAAGTACGGTGAAAAATTGGCTACAGAAAAATGGGAAAATTATATTAAGACTCACTCAAATATGTGGAATGCGTCTGGTATATCAAAAAAATACATTGATGAAATTCTATCTATTATTGGACCTGATGAAATTGAAACTGAAACCATATTTTACGGTTCAGATATAAAAAGTGAATTTTACCTATATGACAAAGAAACGATGTCTTTGTATTGGTATGATCTCACTTTTTTTGATAGAAAAAAAATAATAGAATTTGACGGTATTCACGTACATCCGGATCCAAATGCTCTTGAAAATGAACGTTTAAATTGGAAACAAGCGTACACAAATAAAAGTTATGAAGAAGCTTTGTCAAAAGATATAGCTAAAGAACAATTTGCAATAAAAAATGGTTTTGAAGTACTTAGAATTAGATTACCAAAACATTCAACAAATACAATAAAAGAGTCTATTGATAAATGCATAAAATTTATAAAAAAATAATAAAATGATTGAATTAAAAGTAAAAATAGAAGAGATATTCGAAGCAGTTTCTCAATTAGAAGCTCAAGAATTTATTCCAGAAAAAGAGATTTTTCAAAAATCTAAAATAATGGTCAAAAACGAATTTGGTAAATGGATAAATGTTTTAGGTATGATCACAAAAAAAGATCAAGTTCGTGAAATTAAATTTTCTGATGGAAGCTTCTGTGTAGTTGCAGATAATCACAAAATACGTAAAGAAAAGAATGAATGTTGTTTAGTTTCTAATTTGTTGATCGGAGATTTTGTTGAAAAGGCAGATGAAAGTAAAATTTCTGTAATTAGCAACAATTTAACAGGTGAAATTGAAACTGTTTTTGATATGCACGTTGATTCTGAAACTCATTTATATCAAACAGAAAATGGAATTGTACATCACAACACAGAATTATCTAAAGCACTATCTGAATATTTATTTAATGATGAAGATTCGCTAATTAGAATTGACATGAGTGAATATATGGAACCACATAGTGTATCAAAATTAATAGGTGCTCCTCCGGGATATGTTGGTCATGGTGATGGCGGTCAATTGACTGAAAAAGTTAGAAATAAACCTTATAGTATTGTTTTATTTGATGAAATAGAAAAGGGTCATAAAGATGTGATAAATATTTTATTACAGCTTTTGGATGAAGGAAAATTGACTGATGGAGACGGTGTTGAAATTAATTTTAAAAATACTGTGGTTATTATGACATCAAATATTGGAACGCAAGAAATTACTGAAAACAAACCAGTAGGATTCAATTCAGATCTTTTGAAAAATAATCTTGAAAACCAAAGGATAATTGAAAAGGCATTAAAAAAACATTTCAGACCGGAGTTGCTTAATAGAATTGATGATGTTGTTATATTCCAAAAATTGACCCAAGATAATGTATTAGATATCGTAAAAATTCATTTAAGAAACTTTGAAAAAAATGTTATTTCTCAAGGAATAAATGTTGAATTTACAGATAAAATGATTGATTTTATTGGTGAAGAAGGTTATTCTGACGAATATGGAGCAAGGCCTATTCTTAGAGTTATAACAAAATTTGTTGAAACTCCTTTGTCTAAAGAATTACTTCTCAAAAAAATTATAAAAGGTGATGATATTATCATTGATTTTGACAAAGAAAAAGGAACTTTAATTTCTAAAAGAGAAGAAAAAAAAGAAACCAAAGTTAAAAATGTTGTCAAAAAAAAGGTTACGAGAAAAAAGAAAGAGGATAATATTTAATATTTTATTTCTCGGTTCATTCTATTATTTTTATTAAATAATGAATGATGATTTTTACACATTATTGGGTTTAACTAAGGATGCCAGTCAGGATGATATAAAAAAAGCTTATAGATCTTTAAGTAAAAAATATCATCCTGATTTAAACCCTAACAATAAAGAAGCCGAAGAAAAATTTAAAAAAATTAACGAGGCTTATTCTGTTTTAAGCGAACCAGAAAAAAGAAAACAATACGATAATAGAGGTTCTGGTTTTGGGAATTTTTCAAATTTCAACCAAGGTTTTTCAAACTTCGATTTTTTCTCTGATTTCTTTAATTTTAGAAATAATAATCAGAGACCTCAACAACAAAACCAAAAAGGTTCTGACTTAAGAATCAAATTGTCTTTTTCTTTAGAGGAAGTTGTACATGGTTCTAGAAAAACAATTAAATATAATAGAAATGTTTGTTGTTCATCTTGCAAAGGAAATGGTTCTAAAGAAGGTATTTCTTTGAAAACATGTAATAATTGTAACGGACAAGGAAGTGTTATTAATGTTGTACAAACTCCTTTTGGTAGAATTCAAACTTCGAACCATTGCAATATTTGTAATGGTGCAGGAAAAATAATAAATGAAATTTGTAATAGTTGTGGAGCTAGAGGAATAAAAGAAAACTTTGAAAATATTGAAATAAACGTACCTCCCGGAATTACTGAAGGATTTGTTTATAAGATCGAGAATGGTGGAAACTTTAATAATTCTCCTAACTCAATTCCCGGTGATTTGATAATACTTTGCACAATATCAGAACACATTATTTATAAAAAATTCAATAATGATATTCATAGAGATGTATTTATAAATTTTATTGATGCTATAACGGGAACTGATAATTTTATTATAAATGTTTTTGGTGAGGACATAAGAATTAAGATTGATCCAAATACTGACAATGGTAAAATATTAAGACTAAAAGGAAAAGGATTGCCCAATAACGGAAGTTATGGAGATTTATACGTTCATATAAATGTTTTTGTTCCAAAAAATTTAGATGTGAATACCTTAAATGTACTTTCACAAATAAAAGAAAAAATAGAACCTACCATTGAAAATATTAATCCAGAAATTGGCTTTTTAAACAAATCATTGAAAATCAATTCACTGTATAATAATTAAAAAAAAATAAAATAATATTTATTATAAAACACTTAAAAAAATGGAAAAAATAAACAAAATTTTAGGTAAGTATGGAATAATCATGCTTCTTGTGTTCAGTATTTTGACATTCTTTAACACTTGTGGAACAAAAAGTTCAATAAAGCAAACAAATAAAAGAATTGATGAATTAGAGAAAAGAGATTCTTTGAATATGGAAATTCTCTCAATTGAAAGAGAAATAAGTATTTTGAAAACATCAAGAGAAATTGTCTATACTAATAATGCAATTGTTAGAACAACAGCTAGGCCGGATGATGTAATGAATGACTATTCTAGAAAAATAGATGAGTTACAGAAAAAATTAGATAAGTTGAAGAAATGATAATTTACAAAACTACAAATCTTTTAAATGGTAAGATATATATAGGTAAGGATAAGAAAAATAATAAAAATTATTTGGGTAGTGGAGTTGCCTTAAAAGAGAGTATAAAAAAATACGGAAAAAATAATTTTAAAAAAGAAATTATTTGTTTTTGTAATAATTTAGAAGAGTTGAATGAAAAAGAAAAATATTATATTAAATTTTACAATTCTCAAGATAAAAATATTGGATATAATATAACTGAAGGGGGCGATGGTAATAGTTTGAGTTGGAATGGTCCAAAATTGACTGATTCTCATAAACAAAATATATCAGATGGTTTAAAAAAATCAGATAAATTTAAGAAAATGTGGGAAGGCGATGAACACAAGAAAAAATTAAAGGAATCTAGGGCAAAATCAGAAAAAGTTAAGAAAATTATAGAATCTCAAGATTGGAAAAATAAAATTAGTGAATCAGTGAAAAATTCAGAAAAATTTAAGGAGGCTATTAAAAACCCAGAAAGATCTCAAAAAATTAGTAAATCAATGTTGGAATCAGAAATTTTAAAAAAATCTAGATCGTCTAATGAATTTAAGGAAAAATGTAGTGTATGGCAAAAAGGCAAGAAAAGATCACCGGAATTTTTAAAAAAATTTAATGAATCAAGAGCTAAAACATTCGAAGCAAAAAATAAAGAAAAAAAAGATAATTTGTTAAAAATATTACAAGAAAATGATTTTGATATTTTAGATACTTCAAAAAAACTAAATATAACAACCTTTTCTGTATATAGATTAATTAAAAAATTTAATTTAAGATGAATAAAAATTCTATTTCAAAAATGACTTGGCTAATAATAATATCTTTCTTATTAGTTCCAATTTGTGTAAGTGTAATTAGTACGATTCACGTTATTAATTTCTTTTCACTGTCAAACGGTTTTGGTCTTGCATTAACTTTAGCTATTGCTTTTGAAATTGGTGCATTATCTGCATTGGCTGGTTTGGTTGCTTTGGGTAAAATAAATAAAAATGTTGTTTGGTTTATATTTATTTTGTTAACTATTTTTCAAGTTAATGGAAATACATATTACGCTTATGATGTTTTGACACAGAAAATGGTTATTGAACCAAATTTGATTAAAAATTGGGCTGAATTATTTGGTTTGGCAGATGAAGATCCAATTTTTATAAAAAGAATAATAGCATTGATATCTGGTGGTATTTTACCAATAGTTTCTCTTGCTTTTTTAGATTTATTAGTTGATTACATCAGAAAAACATTTGGTATTGAAGAAAACAAATTACCTGAAAATATAGATTTGAAAAAAAATACTGAAGTTAATTTAGAAGATACTCCATCAAGTCAAATAGTAGTAGAAAGTAAAGAAGAGAAAAGTGTAATTGAAGAAGAAAATATTGACTTGGATGAAAAGTTAGATTCGATAATTTCAGATGGTAAAGTCGAAACTCATGAAGAAGAAAATTTTCAAAAAATTCTAGATGAAAAAAAGAAAAGATTAGATGATATGAGACAACCAAATATGGATATGTTGAGTGTTCTTTATGATGATGGTAAAATACAATCTGGAATGGAGTTGGCAAGTTATAATGATTTCATTAATAAGTTAGAGAAAAACAGGTACTCTCAAAAAGAAATAAATTTATTTTTGACATTGTGTAATTATTTAGAGATTTTTAAAGTTTCTTACACACAAAAAATTGCTTTAAAAAGTTATGATGAAGCAAAAGAAATATTATCTAACTACTTAACACTGGGTGAATAAATAACGTATATTGCAAAAAGAAAGGCGATCATTTTTGATCGCCTTTTTTAATTTAAAAAATTAAAGTTAATTTTTTTCACCCGGTTCAACATCGGTGTGAACGTTATCACCCAAACCATGTTTGTTCTTAAATTTATTAATCATTGTATTTAAAGCAAAGGTTGATAATCCATGAGTGTCTTGAGCGGGTCTCATATCTTTTTTATGTTGGTTTGTTGGTTCATTAATTGTTCCATCATCTAATACATAATTACTAGTGTTGTGATACCATTTATCATCAAACCATACATAAGCTGGAAACTGTTCACCGTAAGAATAAGCAACATACATTTTTCCTAGACCCCCTAAATCTTCACCATAAATGTGAGATCCAATAAAGTTTTCTCTTTTTTTAACAAAATCTTTTGAATCAGGATTAGTTATTCTTTCTTCTTCTAAATCATCCTCTTCTAAATTAAATTTTTTTTTTGACTCAGAGAGAAAAGGTCTTATAGAATTTTTAATATTCTTTACTTTAAAAATCAATTTCTCAAGCTCTTCAATAAGAGGTTCAATCGATTCTTGTAATTTTTCTGAAACTTCAGGATATTCAAATTTTATATCATTACTAACAATTTCCAATTCATTCAACATGTAATTGGCTTTATTCAAACCATCTACTGTATTGTTTATATAATTATAAATATCTTGATCAAGATCCTTCACAGCAACATCATATCCCTCATTAATATAGTTATTGATCTTGCTTATTTTGTCTAAAGTATTATTTATTTTATTGAATCTAAAATTGAAATTATCATTTATATCTTGAATGTTTTCTAGCATAACTTCAGATAAATTTCTTTTACTTTTTCGAATAACTTTTCCTTTATCGTCTAAAGGTAGAGGTTTGCCAAATTCATCATAAGCTGTTCCAGAGGTTGGTTTTAAACTTTTATCTAATTCTTCATAATCCTTGGAGGAAATTTTTTTCCATTCACGACCTTTAGTTCCTGTACCTTTCAAAATATCTAAGTTTTTTTCTGACCAATCTTCTATACCCATAATTTCTTTAAATCTAGGATCTCTAAACAATGCTATTAATTTAGGTCTTAATTGAGAAACTTTAGACTTTAAATTACTTTCTGTAGCTTCTGAATATTCAATACCTAATTCTTTTCCTATGTAATCATACATACTTTCTTTTCCTTTGGAAGAAATATCTTCAACGTCTATTTCGCTTATATCACCGTCAACATCATATACAGCATCTATAAGTTTTGAAGCTGCTGCTTCTTCATTTTTTGTTTCAGAAAAAATAAAGTTGAAGAATCCTTGTAATACTTTTCTTTCAGTTTCATTTAATTGGTCTAATATTAATTGAAATTTATCTTTATCTTTCTTTAATGAATATTCAACATCTGATGCACCATATGTAGATGCAACGTCTAATTCCTCATCTTCATCTCCAGAGACAGTTGAACTTTTAACAATAGGATCTATATTAATATCTTTTCTTCTTTGTTTTTTTGAAAATATATCCATTATATCTTGAGGCCAAGCTACTTTTACAAAAGAATAATCAAAAGGGGAAGAATTTGGATTGTATTTTTTGTTTACTAACTGTTCTTGTATTGCTTTGGTAAAACCATCTAAAACTAGATCAATGTCTATTTTTAAAGGATCTATACCGGGAACTCCACTAGCAGCTCTATATCCTACATTGCTAAGTCTGCCTTGACTGCCATAAGGATTGTAAAAACTCAATAAAAATTCAAATATTTTTTGCTGATTAACAGTGTCTGGTTTCCAGTCATCTACTATTTCGTCTTGTTTAACATATTCAGTGGCTAGTATTGTAGTTATAGCATCTTGGGTTTTGTTTGGAAAACCCTCAGTTGGATGTTTCATTTGTTTTGAAGATCCATTAACAACTTTGTCAACGTAGTTTATAACAAAAATTTTTTCAAGATCGCTCAAAATTTCGAAACGAGATTTTGGTGCAGCATATCTTGTGTAATAATTCACCATTCTTTTATATTCAGGGTCATCTACTGAATTTATATCTTCTTTAATTAGGAAAAGTTCATTGTCTGTAGAAGCTCCTAAAATATCTTCTAAAAGAAATTTTATTATTTGATCTTTTGTCATTTTTTTAAATATTAAAACTTTTTAATAATTTGTTGTTATAATTATCGAATTCATTTTTTAATTCGTTAATTAATTTCTGTATTTTATTCATACTCTCATCTAATCTTGCTTGTGGTGAATTTCCCAATTCTGTTCCCGAAGGTAATTGCTTGAGTAATGAATATACATTTCTAAGATAGGAAGGATTCTGCAATAAGAATCCTTTGGATGATAATAGTTTTTTAAATTCTTCAGATTCTTCTTCTCCTGCTTTGAAATATTTTTCTAGCTCTCTGCCCTCTGCACCAGAACCCAAAGTTACTTTTTTAAGCAATTGTATGAATTCTCTTATTGGTATATTTTTCTTACCTAATTTATTTGTTACTTCAGAAGGTAAGCCTTGTCCAAGATAGTTATTATCTTGTAATGATAATATAAAATCATCTAGATATAATTCTGGTTTTGTCATCCAATCATAAGTTCCTTTCGGGCTTGATGGTTTTAAACCAGCTTTAATTTCTTTATCTCTTTGTCTTTTTTCCTTAATAGACTCTTTTTCAACAAATTTATAAATACCATAACCAAACATTCTTAATAAAATAGATGTGGCTAAATCTTTATTGAAAGATATGAAAGATTTTATTTTATTTTGACCATACTTTTCAGAATCAGGTTCATTTATTATTTTTTCAATGATGTCTTTTGCAACATTTGATAAATTACCTTTTATTTTATCTACTATACTGGCTGCTAATAATTCTGCTTCCTTTTTTTCAATATTTGTCGGCATTTCAACGGCTTCCTCTTCTGATGGTAAATATTTTTTAACAGAAGTCATAAAGTTGCCCCTGAATGTATCAGAAACATTTTTATAAAAAAGTGGGTTGTTGGGTTGGTATATGGCTTTTCTACCTCTGGTCTCTTCTCCTTTTTCTTTAGGAGATCTAACATCATATTCAAATCCATTAGCTTTTTGCAAATCTTCAAGAAAAGATTGTTTATCATCATATGTATAAACAAAATAAGCTTTACCAGTTCTCTTGTCTTGCTTTTCTTCTGATTTAGTAAAATTACCTATTGCTTTATCTGTAGGTACTTTTGAAATAAAAGAGAATGGAAATGAAAGTCCAGATGCTAAATCAGCAGCCTTTGAATTATCAAATAATAAATCTGTAAATCCTTTTAATTGATCTATTGCATAATTCCTTACAACAGTATAAGTCCAAGCACCAATGTTAGCATAATTAAAATCATATTTTCCTTCTGAAATTTCATCTGATACCTCATCAATACCTATTAATTTTCTTAATGCTTTTTGTACTCCTTCGTATGCATATTCTTGAACATTCTCAAATTTTAATAATGGTTGTAAAACCTTTTCTACAACTAGAATCATATATACCTCTAGAATAGATTTACATCTATCTGCTATTTTGCCTTTTAATCTACCATCACCTAAATTTAACAAAAACGTTTCTTGTTCTTCAGCTAATCCTCTACTGATACCACTATCCATTTGAATATTAGATGGTATTTCCAAAGTGGTATTCATATTTTTTTCAGCAGCATAATACATTCTTGCTAAAAATTCTAATTCTCCGGCACCCTGTGGTGTTATAGTTCCCTTTAAGTTACTTGAGCTAATTGCATTTGCCATTTTAGCTCTATTAAATGGAATCCAAGTTCTACTTATTTCTTTCTTAATTCCATCTTTTTCTTCTGTACTCAAAGTATAAGTTACTGGAATCTTTTTTTGACCTGAAAATTGTTTACTAGTTGCTAATGATAAATCTTTCAATGCACCAGAATATTTCAGACGCATTTGACCAATTTTTTCATCCGATCCCGGTTGCCCTGTGTCTATTTGCCCTTTTTCTCTTTCATAAGGCATAACATTTTTTTCAAAATTTAATATTTTTTTAGTTTCATCACTCAAACCCTCATTTTCTATTAAATCCAAAACTTCTAATTGAAATTCTTCTAGTTCTCCAAAACACAAAGCTGCTTTCATTCCAAAAGGAGGATCAACAACACTTTTTTGAGTGACAGTGCTGGTTGATAAGTCTTTTTGTAATTTTTCTTTTCCAGATATTTGACTAGTAGGTTGGAATCCAAAAAGGTCAAATTTATTTTCTTCTTCTTTAATTAATTCGGTAACAAATGCTTGAATAAATAATTTTTTAGCTTTTTCATTGGATGGATTTCTTAAAAATACATCCTGAGCCTTTAATCTTATTTCATTCAAAGATAAATTACTATTGTTTAATAGTGCCATTATTGATTTTCTTTTATTTAATAAATAGCCAATAATTTGAAAAAATCATTCAAATTTCTTATATTTACTAAGTCAAAAAACAGATAAAAATGAATAATTATTCTTTTATTGTAGATTTGGGTAAAAATCAAAAATCCGATCGTCTCTATAGTCAAATATTGTTTTGCTCGTGCGGGAATAAACAAAAAAGCAAAATAACGGTAAAAAGAACAATCTTAAAAAATACAGAAACCCTTTATGAGGATAAATATAGCATTGAGCAAATAAAATGTTCTAACTGTAATTTGGTTTTTGACATAATGAATAATTTGTATGGAATCAAAATAAATCAAAAATTATTAGTGGAAGTTTCTTTTATAAAAGAAGATTTATTAATAAATGATAAAACCATCAAAATTCTTAAAAAAAATAAACTTTTTTACTATTATGATCTAAAAAATGATGAGTTAAAGAATTTTGTTTTGACTGATTATATAATTTATGACGATAAAACCAAAGAAATAAATTTTTTTCTTGATGAGTCTGTTTTAGATTTCAATTTGTTCGGCAAAATTGATGAAAAAAGTGATATTGATTATTTGAATGTAAATTCAAAACAGAACAAAATGAGAACATTTAATCTAGATGAAAGTGATTTTGCAGATTATTTTTTTGATTTCGAGGAAACAATAAACTATAAAAATTTAGAAATATGTTTTAATTATTATGATGAAATTCTGAAACAGACCTACGATTATGAGGGTTTGAATAATGAAAAGTTCTTGATAAACTTTAAAGTTTCAAGTAAAATTTTCGAAATTAAAGAAAAAGGAAAAGTATCATTTTTTGTTAATCAAAGAGATCCTTTTGGTTCAGATAAATTAATAAAAAAGAAATTAAATGTTGGAGATTATTTGAATAAATTAATAAAATTCTCAAATATCACCTCTATATTTATAACTTTTCCACCTATCTCAACTTTATATAAAACAAAAGGTCTTGATTTTATTCTAAATGCTTTTGATAATGATTTTTTCTGTCCACAAATAGTTTTAGAACATAATGGTGCCACTAATACTTCCAAAATACTGGAATTTTGTTCAAAATATTACTACTGTAAAAATAATTTTAAGCCATACCAAAATAATTTAAAAAATGATGTTGATAGTTTAGAATTCAAATTAAGTCCAATAATAATTAAAAGTATAACAGATTCTGATGATGTTTTAGTTATATATCAATTTTTTAGCAAACAGAATTTATCAAAATCAGAAGTTGAACTTTTATTCTCTAAATTTTCAAGTGAAGATGTAATAAAAGTCATGTCCAAAATTGTATCTGGAGCCAATATAAGGAATGTTAAATTAGATCTTAAACACCTCCAACACATTCTTAAAAATAAATTGTTTGAAGGTAGTGATGAGTGGTTAACAATGTATTATGACACAATTAACACCTTAAATTTGATTGTAGAAATACTTGAAAACAAAAAAAATAGAAATCTAACTAACAATAAATATAATAATCTGACAAGAATTTCTGAGGCTAAATTATTCGAATCAAAAAATTATGACAAATTAAAGGAACTTCATGATGAAATGTTTGCCATATATAGGGCGATGGAAGATGAAAATAAGGATTTAATTTTTAGAGATATAGTTAAAAAATATAGAAATTTAAACAACTCAATGAATTTATTTGAGTTCAAAGTAATACCAAATCTAAAAGAATTGAGTCAAGAAGGCCTTATAATGAAACACTGCATTTATACATATCTTAATGATATAATTAAGGGTTCATATTTGGCTATCAGGATTAAGGACACAATTTCAAAAGAAAAAGCTACTATGGGTTTAAAAATTGAGGATGGTAAATTGTTTCTACAACAATTGAAAGGATATGAAAACAGTCGCCCTACTGCTTTGTTGATTGGAACAGTCCTTGGATTTTGTAAAGAAAATGAGATATCCACCGATAGTAATCATTTACATAAGATTGATATTCAATCAAATGAATCACTTGAAAAAAGAATGAAAAATTATGTTCCTAAATTAAAAGCCCATGAAATAAGAAAAAAAATATTGAGTGAAAAATAATTTGTTTTTCATAAAATAATTAGTATATTTGAATAAATTAATTAAACAATTAAAATTATAAAATCATGTCGTTAAACAAAGTTATGCTCATAGGAAATGTGGGCAAGGATCCGGAAGTAACCACACTTGATAAGGGTGGTAAAGTAGCAAAGTTCACTTTAGCAACAAGTGAAAAATACACTGATAAGTCAGGTAACAAGACAGAAAGAACTGATTGGCACAATATTGTGGCTTGGGGTCCTCTTGCTGATCTGGTTGAAAAATATGTAACAAAAGGAAAACAATTATATCTTGAAGGTCAAATCAGAAATCGTTCTTGGGAGCAAGACGGTGTCAAGAAGTTTGCAACCGACATAAATATTACTCAACTTGTATTCTTGTCTAACGGTGGAAATGGCGGTAACAAGGAACAATCTTCTTCTGCTTCTTCTGAAGCACCAAAATCATCAACTGCAAAAAAATCTACTAGTTCAAAATCTCCAGAACCAGTAGTAGCACCAGCAATGGATGATACTGATGAAGATCTTCCTTTCTAATATAAATTAAATTGAAAGAAACACCTTAAAGTTCACTTTAGGGTGTTTTTTTTTATATTTAATAGTATGACTAGAGATTCCTTTGAAATATTATTAAATGATTTATATGATATTTATAATTCATCAAAAAAATCAGATATACCAAGCATATTAGATAAATATAATGGACAAGAATATGATGCCATTTATCAGCTTCTTTTTAAATATAATTATCCTAGAAATCCGATTTATAACCCTGATGTAACTTCTCCAAAATTCATAAAACTACTAATAGATACATATTCTGGTGGTAGAAGAATTCTGAAAGATGAAGATTTTTTAATTAAGAATTATAATCAGAATTTAAAATTCGAAGGTCTAGTTGAGGCAAAAGTTAGTGATGTAAAAGATCAAATAACCAAGGATTTCGATGTTAAATTAGATGATAAATTAAATGCTACTATTGAGAAGTATAATTTCAAGATCAATGAAATACAAAATGAATTTGACAAAAAAATAGAACAAATTGGAAAATTTTTAGAGGACTATAAAAATAAAATTCCAGAGCTTTTAAAAAGCTCATCTAAAGATGATAACGATAATATTGAAATTAAATTGAACATTCTTTGGACTGAGCACGAAATAAACATTCCATCCAATCTGAAATACTGTACTGCTGGAGACAGAATTATTACTACTGATAACAATGGAAATGTTATCGGATTAGAGATAAAAGATATCTATTGGGATTGTGTTTCAATTCCAAATAAAATAATTAAAGAAATTACAATAGATAAATTAACAAGTAATTTTTAAATTTCATCATCTTTAATATTCTTATTCAATCTCAAGATTGAATTATAGAAATCTAGATCTATTAAATTAATTATTATTATTTTTCCATTGTGATTTTCATCAACATGTTCAACTTCAAATTTTGAAGCTGGATAAATCAATCTGATATCATCCCAGATTTTATCAAACCCTAATCTTCCAATTTCTTCAGAAGTTAGTTCTATGATAACTTTATCCATTTTTTTCTCTAGCACTTTCATTTTAATTCATTTTACAGAATCTTTTTACTCTACTTTCCTTTATTAGGTTGTTGATCATAAAGTGTCCTATGATCAAGCCAAATGATATAATGAAAACTGTAAAAAGAGTCTTGTAGTTATTGTCTGGTAACATTAAATTTAAATCATATACTCCATGATATATGGAAGCGAACATTATTCCAATAAAAATGTATATTTTATTAGAAAAATTAAAATCATGTTCGAATAGTTTTGTTGATGTTTTAACCTTGTTGCTCATTTCTATTGATTTAGAAATGAAATAACCAATAATCACACCACATATCATATGCATTATCACTGCAGTCAATGATCTACTTAAAGATAATTTTAGCATAGATAAATTTAATTGCGTGTTTGATATAAAAGGATCAAACGAATTATTTTGATATAAAGCAATTAAATAACTTATATTCTCCGTCAAAGCAAATCCCAGTGAAGTCATAAGACTATAATAAAGCGTTGCAATTGGTAAATCATGTTTCCTACTAATCCTTTCACTTGAAACCCATTGAAATATTGAATACTTACTGAATTCTTCCAATAATCCTATTTGTATGACCGTAAAAAATACGTAATCAAAAAGGAAGTTTACATTTAATTGTTTCCCCCAATTTGGAAAAATGAAATAAACCAAAAAAATCAAAAAAGGGGACATTAGTCCAGAAATCAAGTATCTTCTGCCCCTGTCCAAACTTACGAAGGACTTTGGTATCATATAATATACGAGGAAAACGTATAAAATAATAGGGATTAAGGCAAAAATTACAATAAAAAAGTTATTTGTAATATTCATAGTGTTCTTTTACTATAAATATTAAGAAATAAGGTTAAAATATGTAACTTTTTTGCCCTTTTTTCGTTTAAATTAGAAAATTAGAGCTATGAAAAGCAAGTTATTCGGTGATATCAAGGTTGTAAATGAAAAAACAATTATGACCGGCAATCAAATGTTCGATAAGTGGTTTTCAAAAGACGGAGGTATTGTTCCCGGTTCTATCATTTTTGTTACTGGTACTTCTGGTGCTGGCAAGACCACCCTTATGATCAATTTGATGAATTGGCTTAAGAATAATAAGAGTTCATTCTATTCAAGGGAAATGAGCATAAGCTCTTTGAAGCAACAAGTAAAGGATTATAATTTTAAAAATAATAATGCTTATTTTGTTGATGATGAAGATTGCCCCCACATAAACGATTATTTCAAAGAACTTGACGTTATTAAGCCAGAAGTTGTCATCGTGGATTCTCTACAAGCTATAGCAAGTGCTGATTTTCCTGAAATGAGCGAAGAAAAAGCCTCGGTTATAGTTCGTCAAAAACTTGAGCAATGGTGTAAAGCAAATGGATCGACCTTATTTTTGATTGGACATAATACAAAGGATAATGAGTTTGCTGGGAAAAACACTAACATGCAAATGGTCGATGCTCATATGGTTTTAGAGTATGATAAAAAAACAGAAACTCGTAGAATTTTTTGGGGTAAGAAAAATAGAAAAGGTCCTATGGGAGAACTTTTCTATAAAATTGTAAATGGATCTATAGAATTCATGGAAAATAAAGAAGACACATCAAATTCAAAAAAAGAAGTCAAATTTACTGAAGAATTTTTTCAGTTCATATTAGGTTATCTTGATAAAGTAAAAACATCTGATAAAAATGATGAAATAATCAAGGATGAAATTAATTCTATTTCAGATAAATTATATGATAGGTTTAACAGTGATGGATATACCTATATGGTCAATCTTTTGCCAGCCATCTACCATATATTAAATAAATATAAAAAGCTTTAAATAAAATCTAATCCTGAATTTTCGTTATCTAGGTCTTTGAAAGCATTTAAGAGGTTTCTCTTATGTTTTCTCACTAATGATAAAAGTTCCTTATATTCTTTGTCTGATATATATTTTTTCTGCTCTTTAATATCGTTTTCAAATAGTCCACAAATGAAATATCCTATAGAAGATAATATTTTTTTATGATAAATAAAGAAACTTACTAAATTTAAATTAGAGTAAGCACACAATGGATGTAATTGAATATAATCGTCTAAATCAAAATTCCCTACTCCAATGAATGGGTAGTTGAATTCCGGACGCACAAAATTTCCAGAATAAGATTGAGCAAGCATTACATTGGAACAAAATTGTTCAAAATTTAATAGCTCAGTGTTTACAAATAAAAGTTCAACAGTCTTAGTTATTTCGATTTTATTATTTTGTTTATCATCCTCATAAATAAAATATGAATCATAAACATAGCAATTCAATGTATCACTTAATTTATGATTTATTTTAAGATCGTTGTAGCAAACAAATTGATCATTGTCTAATAGTGCTGTAATTTCTTTGAGAAGCTTTTTGTCTTTTCTGTCTTTTGAATTATAAAATTGTTTAGCAAGTATGTTTCCATCTGGTGCTACATTAACATTAAATATGTCAGCAACCGGAACCTCCAATTCAAGACCACTTCTTATATTAATACCTGTTAATATCATTTTTATTTAAGTTATTATAAAGTTCTTTTTTGAAATTCTTAATTAAGAATTTCTTTTTCCCACCTTCAAATCTCAGGCAATTATCAGAATTGTCAGGATGAAAAACTATTTTGTATTTGGTTCCAATCATTCCAGTGTTCTTATCAAAATAAACTATACTGTTGAAAATATCAAAATATTTTTTTGGAGACTCAATCAGTATTGGACTTTCTTTGATATTAAACCTTTCTACGAACTCATTTAATTTATAGATTAATGTTTTGTTCCAATCTGTCTGAGTGCTATACAAACAGTTTTCTTTTTTAAAACTAAAATCCCAGTTATACATGTGTCTTAGAAAATATCGTCGACAAATATAGGAGTTTTTTCTCCCATATAAGCACCTTTTATATTATAGTAAAAATGTTCCAAAGCATCTTCATATTCCATTTCATCATCTTCCATTAAAATGGATAAAACCTTTTTTGTAGAATATATTATAATCATTTTATCATCATCAACACCTAGTATCGCTCTCTCAAAACCATCTGCAGAAAGAAATTCTTCGTCTGGATATTTATCATAAATAGCTTGTAAATTGATGCTATCGGATAAAAGTTCATTTAAAAATGGCATAAATAAATTTTTGAAAAATAAAGATAAGTAAAAATGTTTTGAAAAACAAAACCCCCAATTATTTGGGGGTTATAATTACAAACATATTTTTACCTTCTAATTTAGGTAAGCTTTCTGGTTTACCTATATCGCTTAACGATTCTATGAATTTAAGTAGAATAAGTTCTCCTTGTTCTTTATAAACTATTTCCCTTCCTTTAAATTGTATATAAGCTTTAACTTTATCACCGTGTTCTAGAAATTTTCTTGTATTTTTTAATTTAAAATCAACATCATGTTGTTGAATGTGGGCACCAAGCTTTACTTCTTTTAAAGTATGTTTGTTAGAGTTTTTCTTTTCTTTATCTTTTTTCTTTTTTTCATAAAGAAATTTAGAATAGTCACATACTTTACAAATTACTGGATTAGAAGTGCTGTTGATTTCAACTAGATCAAGACCAAGTTGTTCTGATATGTTTAAAGCTTCTTGTAATGACACTATTTTACTTTCAATGTCATCACCTATTATTCTTACTGTTTGTGAGGTAATAGCCCGGTTTATTTTAAAAAGAGGCTCTTTTGTAAATCTTTTTCTTTGAAAATTGGGATTTTGACTCATCGATTATATTTATTTTCTTTCAATATTTCTTCATGCATAATTTCTGCAACCTCTTCGTTTATCTGCCCAATCAATGATTCAATATTAGTAGAAAATTTGTAAAATAAAAAAAGATCATCATAATCGGTTTTATAGTCATAATCGATTTCATTGTGATTAAAATCATGAAACCTTGCTTTATAAACCTTACAGATAAATACGTTTGGATAGTTTTTGATAAAATATTCAACCTGAGTACCATTTTGGTACTGTTCCAGAACATCTTGGAGAATATTTTCATCATTGTCTTCAAAAAGACATTCCCAGTCTTCTTTGTCAAGTTGGGATAGAAATTTATTCAATTGTAAAGTATTTTTCTGTAAAAGTGTAGAATAAATTTCAGAAATATAAACCCCTTCAATAATTTTCATATCTTTTTTTTAAATTTAAACGAATTTTCTATGAAAAAGTTACATTTTAAATTAAAAATTAGACTAAATCCCATCCAAATATTTTGCCATCTGGACCACAATAAATTACATGGGGTTCCGGCTCAATAGTTCTTTCACCATTGATATTTCCTGTACAAATTTCCAATAATTCTTCACTAGATATTTTTTGAATTACTACCAAGTTAAGAAATAAATTAGCTTTATAACCCCATAACTCAATTATCTCTTTTTTGCCATCTGAATACTTCTGGTTGGTTAAATTATTGAGAGATAAAAGAACAACCCCACTCTTTCTTAAGAGATAGAGTAGATTGTTTTTAAATTCAAAATCATTGATAATTTTTTTGCCTTCTAAAATGATTGTTTTTTTTCCTAATTTTTTTATGTTCCAATCAAAAAATTCTGGGACATCATTTTTATTATCATTAGTTATTAAAGGTGATGCTGTCAAATAAGATCTATAAATTACTTTTTTTCTTATGTCTTTGAGTAATTCATTTATGTGATTGGAGAAAAAAAATTTATTCTTTCTGAAGTTTGTAAATCTATTTTTTTTGGTAAATTTCATTTTCTTGTCTTTTTCAAATTACAAAACCTCAGAGCTTGAGTGCTAATATCTTTGACTTTCAATCCTATTTCAATATCATAAAGAATATTTGTCATTACATAATATTTTGCTCTTTCATGAACCTCTTTATATTCTAATGGATATTGTTGTTTAATACCTATTTTTCTTAACTGAGATAAAGCATAAGATTCAGCTTGAAGTTCTTGTAGGTAATTCCATTTTTTATCATCATGATTATGTCTTATGTGACCTATTTCATGAAAAATTATATATATAGATTCGATGTCGTAAATAAATGGAATTTTTACCAAATTCAGATGTACCCAAGCTCTTCCAACATTAGTTCTAAATTTTTTCTTATGAATTCTAATGTTATATTTTTTAATTTGCTTTTGTATTTCCTGATTAGCTTTTTTATAAATCCTTAAATCATATGTGAATAACTTAATTGACATTTTAATCTTTGAATTTCCATATAAACCAATAAGATTTTTTTTGCTTTCCTTTACAACATCTTAATATTGCATTTCTATCAAAACCTAACTCTCTTTGAATGACGTGTGAGTTTTTCCATTCTTTAATAAACTCTCCATTCATTTTAAATTGAAGTATTGGTTTTCTATCATAATAATTACTGTGTTTCCTAGTATATTGTGGCACTTTTTAATCTTTGAGTAATGATTTTTTTTGCTGATCAGAATCATTGATTATTTCTACTTCTGATTCAAATTCAGTTGAGAAAAGTCTAATGTAAGACTTAAATCTGTTGTATTGATCTTCAGTTTTAAATTTAAATTTAATTAATTCGAAATTGATATCCAGTATTACGGTGTAGTCATCATCTTCAAGAGTCATAGAACTAATCATATGAATATTGAATGATTTATTGCCTAATTTGATAAATGGTTTGTTGTTCATTTTAAAATGGTAGAATTTCGTTGTTGTTCAAATCGTTGAGGAAATCAAAGGATTCATTATTATTTTTTGGACTGTTTTTCTTTTTACTTTCTTTTAAAACTTTGTGTTGTTTTTTTGCCATCTCGAAATTCGGAAAAATGTTATTTCTTAATAAAATTCCATAAATCTCGAATAAAATATGTGATTCTGGATTAGCATTAAATTTACCTTTGATTTGGTTTAAAATGAATACTAGCTTATCAGTTTCATCATATCTTTTTTGTATTTCAAGAGTATACCTTTTATTGTCTCTATGATCTAAAAAACTGTATATACAGCATCTTCCTGAATTTATTGAATTAGAGTAAGTCTTGACACAATGTTTTTGTATTTCAGATTCTATTATTAATCTTTTTTTATCAGATATTTTTTCAATTTCGAAATTTCCTTCTGATTTAATATCGGGGTATTTCTTGAAAACTTTTATTTCTGGGATGTTTTTTGCTGTGATATTAAAAGCAATCCTGTCATGTTCTTGGGTCAATCTATTCACTGATTTTATTTTGAGATTCAATTTTAAATTCTGCATCTCACACATATTTACATAATCATGAATAATTTGAGAATTGGACATAGTTGGAGTAAGTTGAATTTGATTCAAAAAACTTCTATTTTCAATGTATGGGTTGATGAATTCTTTTTTGTTTTTATCTGGGATTAGACTGCCAAACTTTACACACAAATAATCTGTAATTATAGACCTAATTGTGTTTTCAAAATATACAGGGTCTTTGCTTCTTATATCATTTCTTTTGTTTCTCTCCTCTTTTTCATTGTAAATTTCTAGATTTTCATAAATGAATTTTATTATTTTGTCTACCTCATCGTAATCTATAATATTATATAAGTATACTACCTCACTTTTTGGAAATTTATCTAATAAAATTTTCGGTACAGGTCTATTTTTTGTTATTTTGTTTATAACATCATCAAAAGTATTTGAGTTAAACATAAATTTATTACTGATGTACTTTATGTCTAAAACGCTTTTTAAGAAGTTTTTATCATTATATACTTTGGATTTTTGGTGAATGGATAAAAGCATTCTGTTTATTTTATAAACATATTTTTGATAATCTCCTAAATTATAATTATATCTACTATAAGGGTTTAGAAACGCAGCGTTCTTATTTGAGACATATCTTGGCATATTATTATTAATGTAGAAAAGAACAAAGTTTTTTTCATTAATCATAAAATACTTATGTTTTATATGTTGAACTAAACACAAATCTCTTTTTTTGACACATCTTATAGAACTTATGTTCGTATAATACTCTAATTTATTGTATTTTTTGGAGTACCTGAGAAAAAATTCACGTCTCCCAAGATTAAAATTACCGTTAAAAATTTTTGATAATTCTTTTTCGCTTTTTACCTCTATTGTAAGTTTTGCTATACCTTCAAAGGTATTAAGGTCAAATTCCTTTTCGTTGATATTAAAAATAAAAGGTTTTTTATCATATTGAAGGAATCCGAAATTGTCTCTTAAAACTTTTTCTTCCTTATGGAACCAATAATAAAAATGTTCTGTCTCGTCGAAAGAATTTAAACCTTCATTTTGAATAAGAAATTCAATTAGTTCAGATTTAGAATCATCAATCCCCAATCTGGAAATAGATTGTTTACTAAAATTATTAACTGTCATATTATTTCTTTTTAATTAAAATTTGATTCTTTTTATTTAAAAATCTTTTGTAAACAATTATTTGTGCTTTCCAGTCCTCTAGATCTTTTATTTCTTCAACAGTAGACCAGTAATGTCCGGAATTAATTTTATATCCAATGGTCACATCTCTCTTTACTTGCCTCAGTTTATCAACAGCTACTCCGAAAAGGTGACAAAATTCACTCATTTTAGAGGATACTAAACATTTGCCAAGATATTCTATCTCATCAATACCAACAATAAATCCTGATTGTTTTTTCACTTCATTTATAACCAATTCTCTGATGTCATTCACATATTCATTGTTAATTGAACTAGTGAAAGCTTTTATGATAGATTTATTTATACTTGGTTGATGATCATAAGCCAAGCCTATTCTTTTTTCATCGTCAATGTTTCTAGCAAACAATACAAATGCAAAAGAGTCAATGTTTTTTCTTTCTGTATAAAAAAAATTATTTATTTTTTTCAAAGACAAAAATTCTCCTTGAAGAACTAATTCAGAATCTTTATTATTTTCTGAAATGTGCTTTATCAGACCATCTTCACTGATGTGATTAGTTCTGAGGTTAAAATCAGTTACATCTCTCTGTTCTGATTCAGAACCTATTAAAATACCATCGTTATTCATATTTAATTAAATATTTGATTTGTAAAAATAATAAAAAAAAATAATAAAAAAAAGTCCCTCTAAAAAAATAGAGGGACCTTTAATTTTAATTAAAATATTATTTAATTAAGTATACGATTGATTTTCTATTCTCTGCATCTGTAGGCATTATTGCATCATTTTCATCGTGAAGCTTGATATCAATTAATTCTTTGGGTACTCCAATATTTATTAAATATTCCATGATTTGATTGGAACGTCTCTCAACAATAATTCTATTGTTTTCTGGGCTTCCTATTGTGTCTGTAAAAGATTCAATTACTAATCTTGTATTTTTTCTATTTATGGCTTCTAAAGATATATTTTGTAATTTGTAATGATATAGAATGGGTAATTTATGTTTATTGAAATCATAATAGATTGTAACTTTTGCATTAGAGAATGTAATTGAATCCATTTTAATGGAATCATTCATTAAATTAGAGATTGTATTTTGTGATTCTAATTTAGTAGAATCTGTAGTTGGAATTTTTTGCACGATTACGACAGTATCAACTCTATTTGGAATTCTTGAAGGAGTTGGTCTGGGATCATGCCATTCAAGCTCTCTATGAAAACTCTTTCCAATTGAATAACTAATACCAATTGAAAATCTAGAGTAATTATCATAGTTAGTCAAACTATTTTCATAACCATCTAATTTATCTCCATTAACACTATTGTAAGAGTATTCTAAATTAGCAGTAAAATCAGGAGCGATATGATATTTTATACCTACTCCAACTGGAATTACTTGATAATTACCTTTGAAGGATGTGTTTAATTCTGGTCGCAATGAATTTTGTGATTGAGATGTGTAATTAAGCACACCATATCCTAAATACCCATAAAGTTGAAAGTTTTTTAATTCATCAAAATATCTTACATTGCCAGTTTGAGCAATAAGTAAAATTGAGGGTTGATAGTTTATTTTACTTTCATAACTCCACTTTCCATCATCTCCAGATAGTTTGGAATTATACAAGTCAAATGCTACTACAAAATTGTTTGAAATAAATTTATTTAATCTTAATCCATATCCTAAATTCATGGATGTTTTAGAATAAAATGGAGTATTTTTTGCAATATCTCCGTTCCCAATATTGGAATTAATGTTTCCTTGAACAGACCAAGTTTTAAAATCTTTTAAGGTGAGCTTTCTTGTTTGAGCAATACCTGCTAAACAAAATAAAGTTAGAGCAAGTGTAATAATAGTTTTTTTCATGATTAAAGTTTTATAAATGCGTATGGTTTGGTTTTATTTTTTAAGCAACTTTCGTTTGTATGTAAACAATTTTCAAGATCTCTAGAATTCTTTTCACAAGCAGGACATATAGTCGAAAACTCTAGTTTATCTCTCGAAATTTCCATTTTATTCTCTAATTCTAAATTGACGTTGTAAACCTCAATAATAGGAAAAAAACAGTTTTCAACTTTTACATCTATAATTTGATTTTTATGAATAACCTTAACAAATTGATTATCACTACTAAAATTATCAACAATTCCCTCTAATATTGTGTTATCAGAACCATCTTCGAAAAATATTTTATCATCTAAAAATATATTTCTAGAACACAAATAAGGAGTCATATTATCTCCTATAAAATGTTTTATTATTATAAACTTTTCCATATTTTAAAGCAGAAACGAAAATAATAAAAAAAATTAAATTATAAA